TCGAGGTCGTGCAGGTTGGCCGGATGAACGTGGAGGTGATCGTGAATGTCTGACTCGGTCATCGAGATCGTACCCCAGGGCGAGGAAGAGCACCACAGTCGAGGCAAGTGGTGTCCGTGCGGTCCGATCGTGGAACCCGGAGAGACACCCACGGTCACGCACCGGTCCGTCACACCGGGAGACAACACGAAGCCGGTGCGCCGTGGGTGACGGGTACGAAGATGGGCCAGGGTGGGAACACCTCGACACAGTATCGCAGGACGACCTGCCCGCGATGCCCGCTGGTGTGGCCATGGCGCTGCGCGACTGGTGCCACAAGGAACACGGGCTGATTTACGGGCGTCATTACGTCGGTCATTTCCTCGATCTGCTGGCTGCCGAGGGGTATACGGTCGAGCCAATCGTTGTCGCGAGCGCGCGATCATACACCACCCTGGAAACTTTGCAAATTGACCGGGGTGATCCGGATGACGACGTGCTGACGGAAGGGTTGATCAAGGCGGAGGATCCCACCTGGAAACGGCCGCACGACCCCGACGCACCCGCGAGATCGCTCGGCTGACGGGCATTCTGAACGGACCCGTAGCCAGAATGGAGTTGACAGAGTCACGAAGTGTTTGACATTATGCTGATCATTGGCCTCGGCTATACTCGGATGACGGGTTCCCCGCAAGGACACGTCAACCCCCCGGGTGTGGCTGGGGCCATGTCAGTTTATCCGCGTACGGATCGGGGCAGGGAATTCGCCATGGTCAGTGCGGCAGGTGGAAAGAAAGGGTTCGTGTACTCGTCGCGGCACGGTGCGTACCGCGCGTTGCGGGCCAAGGGATTCAGCAAGACGGCAGCGGCCAAGATCGCCAACGCGGGGAACACCCACGGTAAGCGCGTGCGGATGGCCAAGAAAGCAGCCAGAACGCGGAAGAGCCGGGGGAGGTAACGCATGCAGGGCCGGAACCGTGATGACAGCCAGTTGAGCAGAGATCCCCGGTCGATCCGGGCACGGATCCGGCGCAAGACGTCCAAACTCGACACTGACATTGACATGCTGCTGGAAACGCAGGGTTACAAACCGGTGGCTGAATGGTCTCTGGACGAACTGGCTCGGGGCAAGCCCAAGGATCCGGTTACCGGTCGATACAAGACCGGCATGCCGGCCTGGATCACCCCGCGCATCCAGCAAGAAGTCAAGAAGCGTTTCCGCGAAGAGACGTTGAAGGGGTTGGCGAAGTACACCACGGCCGCGTTGAAGGTGTTGGGTGAATTGCTGGTGTCGGAAGAAACCGACCACACCGGCAAGCCCATCGTGTCGGCCAAGGACCGCATCGATATCGCCAAGTTCATTGTCGAACACACCATCGGCAAGCCCCCGGCGAAGATCGAGATCGGCGAAGACGAATCCAAGTGGCGCGCGGTGTTGGCGGACTCGGTGGCGCTGCCCGGGGGTGACGATTACCATCCGGTGATCGAGGGCCAGTTCGAGGAGGGCAACGATGACGACCCCGAATGACGCCACCTGCACCATGTGTCAGCGCGTGCATGGTGTGGACGGATGGAATCCCCAGCACGCGCCCGTTCTTGGCGGTGGTGGTGAATCGCTGCCGAAGAAAAAAGACAAGGAACGGCCACCGGTTCAGGGTGCGGTGGCTGTGTCTGCGTGGCCGTTCGATCCCGTGCTTCGCCAGGCGTTGATCGACAAGGGGGTTCTGACCCCACAAGACCTGCGTGACGCGGAACAGAAGATCCGCGCGGTGACATCGGCCACGATGGGGGCGCCCGGTGTCACTGACTGAACGACAGCGGAATGCGCAGAAGCAGTTGGCCGACGCCATCGAGGAGCAACGCAAGGCGTTTTTGGAGGGTACGGATACCGAAACCCCGGAGGTCGTCGCGGACTGGCTGCTGATCGCGGCCTGCGTGTCGTACGACAAAGACGGAGATCAGTACGTGTCGTACCACATGGCGTTTCCTGACGACACGATGATGGATCATCGCGCGGTGGGTCTGGCCCAGCAGGCGATTTACCTGCTGCACCACGGTCAACGCGTGTACGGAGAGGACGGTCGGGCACAATGAGCGAACCGGTCGGCCCGCAGTACGGGCTGGAACCCACACGAGACCCCAAGCAGGTCAACCGGTTGCCGTTGGACAGCCGGGACCTGGTGTCTCCGTACGATTACCGCACGGGATCTGAGTTCGGCGGTGTGCCCGGGATCATCCAGCCGACCCCGCACGTACCCACGGCCGCTGAACGGCTGCACATGGTGTACGCCATCGACCCGACCGACCCCGGTACCGAGGTGGATTCGGTCGTGCCCCCCGAGTTGGAGGGTGATTTCACGTAGGAGGTGATCCGGTGGCGGCGCTCGACAAACTGCGGTACTTCGCCAACACCGGATACGAACCACACGCAGGCCAGTACGCGATCCACACCACCCCCGCACGGTTCAAGGTGTTGCGGTGTGGTCGGCGGTGGGGCAAGACGGTGGCTGGATCCAAGGAAGCGGAGATCCGCGCCTGGGTCATGTCACCGCTGACGGGTGACCCCCAGAGGGGTTGGATCGTCGGACCCAATTACACCGACGCGGAGAAAGAATTCGCGATGGCGTACGACTCGCTTCGTGCGCTTGGTGTGGACAAGGACAGCGTGCGGTTCGTCAACAACAAAGACTCCGGTTCGATGCACATCAAAACGAACTGGGGCTTTGAATTGATCGGCAAATCGGCAGCACACCCCGAAACGCTGGTTGGTGACGGTCTCGATTTCGTTCTGATGGTCGAAGCCGGCAGGCACAGGCGCCGCACGTGGGGTGAGTACATCCGCCCGGCGTTGTCCGACAAGCGGGGGTCGGCGCTGTTCAGCGGTGTGCCGGAGGGGCGATCTCCAAACTCGCTTCTCTATGCGCTGTATGAACGCGGCCAGTCATCGCGGTTCCCGCAGTGGAGGTCATGGAAGCGTCCATCGTGGACGAACGATATCGTGTTCCCCGGAGGTCGCAACGACCCTGAAATTTTGGAAGCGGAATCGGATCTCACCGAGGACGAGTTCGCACGGCAGTACGGTGCGGAGTTCCGGGACAAGGTTGGCGTCGTCATGAAGGAATATGACGACGACATTCACCTGGGTGATTTCCGGTATGTCTCGTCGTGGGAAACCTACATGGCGATTGACTACGGCTTCACAAACCCGTTCGTCGTGCTGTTCATCCAGGTGGGGCCATCCGGACAGATCCGCATCATCCGGGAGGTCCGATACACGCAGGTCGACACGCCCGAGGTGTGCGACGATCTGCTGGCCAACCACGGACCACTGGTGCGCGCGTGCCGGATGATGTACCCCGATCCGGCCGAACCTGACCGGACGCGCACGATGATGTCTCGGTTGCGCATCCCAGCGGCCGGTAACACGGGCGGGGAACTGTCCACACGGTTGACGTTGATCCGTCGTGCGTTGAAGGTGAAAGACGTCGACCCCATCACGATGCGGCCGCTCGGGTTGCCCACCATCATGATCGACCGGAACCAATGCAAGGAATTGGCCTGGGAAATGCGCGAGGGTTACCGTTGGCCGGAGCACCGGTCGGAGACCCGCAACCCGGGCGAGAACCCGTTGGACAAAGACAATCACGGCGTGGAAGCGCTGGGACGGTTCATGCGTGGTCGGTACGTGCCCGAAGGTACGGTGTCGGAAACCACGGTGGCTACCGCGAGAATGGGGTGAGATGGCAACGCTGTTTACGCCGTACTCGACGGTGGCTTCTCTGTTCGGGGACAAGCCGTCGTGGATTCCGGACGAACTGGAACAGGCACGTATCCAGGCGTATGACGCCTACGAACGGATCTACTGGACGGCTCCCGATACCTTCGCCGTCAACATGCGCGGGTCGAACGACCTGCCCATCTACATCCCGAACGGCCGGGTGATCGTAGACACGATCAACCGATACACCGCAACCTCGTTCGGTGTGGCCGTGAAGAACCGCGCTGGCCCCGAGGATTCGGAGGACGTGCTGGCCGCACGGCTGGCGTTGTCCGATCTGATGAAGCGGGAACGGTTCCGCGCCAAGTTCAACGGGTCGAAGCGGTACGGGTTGATGAAGGGCGATTCGATCTGGCACATCACGGCCGACACCAACAAGCCGCAGGGATCCCGGATCACCATCACGGCGCTGGATCCGGGAATGTACTTCCCGATCTTCGACCCGAACAACGTCGACAAGGTGATTGGGTGTCGGCTGGTTGAAGCCGTTACCACACCGGACGGTCAGCGGATCAAGCGGCAGACGTACCGCAAGACCGAGACCGGTGCCATCACGGTCGAGGCCGGGGTGTACGAGGTCGAAGGGTGGATGAACGACGACGCGCAGCCGATCGAGCCGATCATTCCACTCACGACGCTGCCGCCGACCATCACCGCGCTGCCGGTGTACCACGTCAAGAATTTCGAGGAACCCGGGCACCCGTTCGGTTCCTCGGAAATGCGCGGTCTCGAAATCCTGATGACCGCCGTGAACCAGACGATCAGCGATGAAGACCTGGCGCTGGTGCTCGCCGGTGTGGGTGTGTACGTCACCACCGAGCAGCCCGTGGATCCGGAGACGAAGCAGCCGGTACCATGGCGCATCGGCCCCGGGCGCGTCATCAAGTTGGGCAACCCCGAAGCCCGGTTCGATCGGGTCGACGGAGTCAAGTCGGTGGTTCCGTTCGGTGACCATTACGACCGGCTGATTACGTCGTTGAAGGCAGCGGCCGCAACGCCGGATATCGCCATCGGGTCCGTGGATGTCCAGGTGGCGTCGTCCGGTATCGCACTGTCGCTTCAACTCGGCCCGTTGCTGGCCAAGGCCGCCGAGCACAACGATCTGATCGTTGGCACGATGGACCAGTTCTGGTACGACCTGGTTAACGGGTGGTTCCCCGCGTACGAGGAAACCACGTTCACAGATGTGGATGTGGCCTCGGTCATCGGGGACGCGGTACCGGTCGATCGTGAGAAGCGGTTCGAGGAATTGAACGACATGCTTGACCGGGGTGTCATTGACACCGAGTATTACCGCTCCGAAGCGGCCAAACTCGGGTACGTGTTCCCCGAGGGAATCGCAGAACGGGCGTCGGCGGAATACGCCGAGCGCAATCAAGACCAGTTCGCCAACCGGGCGAATGCGGAGTTGGGGGAAGACGGGAATGACGACGGTACGGAAACGTAGACGGTGGCCTTGGGTCGTGGCCGTTGTCGCTGCGGTTGTGCTGGTGCTGTGTGGCGCTGGTGTGGTCGCGGTGGCCACGAGCATGGAACCCGGACCGGAGCCGTTCGTGGTCGGGTCGGGCAGCAATCCGATGACCGGACCGCCTGATCTGGTCATCGTGTTGGAGGTCGTAACCACCGGCAAGGGCAACGTGTCCTGGAACGTCAATGGCCAGGGTGGGTCGGACAACGGGGTCACGTTCCCGTACCGGCGCACGCTCGGCCCGTTCGATGCCAGCGCGGTGTTCGTCAGCATGGTTGCCCAGGACACCACCGGCAAGGACGGACCGTTGCAGGGCAAGATCACGTACGGCGAGAAGGTGTACCCGTGCGACGGGTCCGGGGCGTACGCGGTGGTGACCTGCACCGGAACGGGGTGAACCATGGCTGCTCCTGATCCGCTCCGCCGTTACCTGCGGGTGCAAACCGCAGCGGATCGGGAACTGGCCACCCGGTTGGAACGTGCCGCGAAAGATGCCCGTGCTCAGATCCGGCGATTGCCCAAGGGATCCATCCGGAGAGCCCAGTTGGAACGGGTGCTCAAACGGATCCAACGGGCGCAGGCGAACATGTGGGCCACCGACGTTGCGGGTGTGGTGCGCAACGGTCGTGAGGAGGCCGTTAAGGCCGCCCAGGAGTCCGCAGACGCGTTAACGCGCGAATTGTGGTCGCGGTTACCCGAACGGCAAGCGGAATCGCTTGACCGGGCGTTCAGGGTGTCCGCAGGCGAAGGTGTTGGTACCACACGTCAACGTCGGGAACTGTCGGCTCGCGTCGTTGGTGCGGGTCGGATGTCGCAACGTCGGCTGGACGCGATCATTCAATCCGCGCTCACTCGGCAATTGAACGCCGAGGAATTGGCGCGAGAGGTGTACGACCACATTAGCCCGTCAGTGCCGGGTGGTGCGTCGTACGCCGCAATGAGGATCGCGCGCACCGAGATCAACAACGCGTTTCATCAGCAGCAGATCGCACAGGGCCAGCGGCCGGGTGTGGAAGCGGTTGAATGGAACCTGTCGGGATCACACAAGGTGCCGGACGAATGTAACGTGTATGCAGCCAAGCGGGAATACCCCCCGGACGCGGTACCCGACAAGCCACACCCGCAATGCCTGTGTTATCTGACGTACAAGATGGCCACGGTCGACGATTTCCTGGCCGCTTTGGAGGCCGGCGATTTCGATGAGGTGTTGGGTGCAGCAGCAGACCCAGAACCGGAACCTGAACCGCCACCGGCCAAGACCTCGCCCAAACGGGCTGTTCCGCGCAACGATCGGATTGAGAGGTCGGTTGCGTCGGGTGTGGAGTCATCGGAGAAATTGACCGGTGGCGTAAGCGCCCAAACGTCCAAGGTGAAGTTCAAAGATGGTACCGTTGGCGTCCGTAAGGTGATTGACAACGCGTCCGCCAAGCACCAGCAGGACGCGGAAGAACTGGTCTCGATGCTGGCCCGCATGATGGGGTTGCCAGCGCCCGAGGTTGCACGGCTGAACGAAAACACCACTGTGCAGCAGTTTTTGCGCGGTGAGATTGCTGCGTCGGCCCTTCCTTGGGTCGTCAACGCCGGAACACCCCAGGCCAAAAAACTGTCTGCGTCCGCTCGGGTCAAATCGTATGTAGAGAGCGACACCGGTTGGTTGATGGCCGTGATGGATCAGGTCGTGGGCAACCAGGACAGGAACGATGGCAACTGGTTGACCGGTGAAGATGGTGAGATCACCGGCGTCATCGACCACGGCCTGGCGTACATGATCCGTGACTGGCGTACCAAGCAGCACAATCGGATGGACCTTTCCGAGGCGTACATATTCCGCACCAAAAGCGAGTTCACCAAACGGTTTGCGAAGGCAAACGGAGAACAAACGAACATCGATCTTCACCCCGAAGATCTTGACGCTATCGAAGAAATGATGACGGCGTTGAGGTCCGAGTACGAAGCCCGGGGTCGTTTGGAGTGGTGGGAATTCTCGATGAAGCAGATCGAGGCGTTGCGGCCGTACGCCAAGGGTAAGAAGCGGAGGATCACGTGATCCTGGTGTGTACGTCCAACGGAAAGGAAATAGACCGGGTCACGGTCAAGGGGCGGACGGTCACGTACGACACCCTGGCCGCACAGAGCACGGTAGAATCCAAGATCGACCAACTTGGCTTCAATCCGGCAATGAAACTGCTCCGGTCGGGGTGGAGCAACGGATACATATCCGTTGAAGAATCGACGTCAGAGGCGTCGTAACGAGAGGATCCATGATGGGTCGAAGGTTCACGCGCAACGGCATGATGTCCATGATGGACACACCCGAACTGCGCGGTCTCGCGGCGTTCATGCGCCGTGGGCACTGGCTCCGCGACGACGAAGGACACCCGGGCGGTGGTGGTGGGGATCCGGCAGAGGATCACCCGGACGACCCCGACGCCTCGGATGACTCGGACGGAGACGAGGACGGAGACGACGACGCCGGGAATGGTGACGACGACAAGGACGACGACACCGACCCCGACGACAAGCCCAAGTACAGCCAGCGCGAATACGACAAGATGAAGCGTCGTATGCAGGCCGCCGACAAGGCCAAGAACGCGGCCATCCAGAAATTGTCCGATCTGCAAAAGAACGGATCGACGGAACTGGACAAGCAGGTCAAGGAAGAGATCGCGGCGTTGCGTCCGAAGGCCGAGCGGTTGGAGAAGGACAACGCCGCTCTCCGGCTGCAACTGGCCTTCGCCACCACCAACGTCAAGGGCGTGGTGTGGCACGACCCCGACGCGGCGCTCCGGCTGATCGATCTGTCGGACGTCGATGTGGATCCGGAGACCGGTGCCATCGACAAGCGTGATCTCGCGGCTGCTGCGCGCAAACTGGCGAAGGAAAAGCCGTACCTCGTGAAGAAGGCCGACACCAGCGGTGCCCCGGCTGACGACACGACCGGCAACAGTGGTGGTGGTTCGTCAGGCGCGCCGATGAACAGCCAGCGCAAGGGCAAGGCCAAGGCGTCGTCTCGTTCGGATCTCGCCAAGCGGTTCCCGGTTCTGAACCAACTGGGCGGTTAATACCCGCCCACCCTCCCGAAGGTCAGCGGCCTCGGGAATCACCGAAGTCAAATCAAGATACCCCAAGGGAGGGTAGACAGTGGCACGCATTGACAAGATCCCACCGGGATCGTCGTTCCGCGCCAAGTTGGCCGTCGCGTGGCCTTCGTCCGACAAGGGCAAGGTGTACGCGGTCGGTCTCAACGCGTCCGGCAAGGTCGTGAAGGGTGCCGGTGCATCCGGCATTCTGGGCATCTACTGCCCGAACGGCGCGCTGGCGGCAGACGAGGTCATCGACGTGATGAAGGAAGGGTCCGAACTCGCGGACTTCAACTTCCTCAACGACGGTACCACGGCCACCATCGCGGCGACCAAGTACTACGGCGTCCCGGCAGACGGGTCCATCACGGCCACGGCGAGCGGTAACACGCTCATCGGCATCACGGTCGAGAAGGACGGGTTCAACCGTCTCATCAACGCCGCACGAGTGGCGTGAGGGGAGGGATGACCATGCACGTCAAGACCAGCACGTTGTGGAGCCCCGGTCAGGGGTACGACACCGTTCTTCCGGCCTGGGCCACCTCGGGTGTCCCGAAGCGCGGGATGGAACTCGTCAACCTGCACGAACTCGGCATCCTGCCGGGTATCGCCGGTGGCGCGCAGTCGCACGGTTTCCACGCCGCTGACGACATCATCACGCAGACGGCGGACGGTCGGGACCTGAACCAGGTCTGGACGGACTTCATGGCGCTTCTGAACGCCGTGAACGGTCAGCGCCAGGCGTTGATCGGCTTCCTGTCCACGCCGGTGGCCAACCCGCTGGAAACGGTCGCCCAGCCGGGTGACGGTGTGGAGATGGAAGAGGCGTCGGAGTTCGGAGAGCCCACGGGTTCTCGGGTGGAACCGACGTACTTCAACATCGGGTACCCGTTCAAGTGGTACGACCTGGGCGCGCGCTACTCGTGGCGCTACCTGGCCGACGCCACCACGGCCATGGTCGAGTCCGTGGCCAACGCAGCCGTGGAGGCGTACCTCCGGCGTCAGTTGAAGGAATTGTTCCGCGCAATCTTCAACAACGTCAACACCACGGCGACGATCCGGCAGCAGGCGTACACCGTCTACCGGTTCTACAACAACGATGGTGTGGTTCCGCCGACGTACAAGAGCAACACGTTCCTCGGCTCGCACAACCACTACCGGACGTCCGGCGCAGCCACGATCGTGGCCGGTGACCTCGACGAAATGCTCGACGACTTCGTGTCGCACGGGTACGGGTTCGAGAACGGCTACCGGACCGTGGTCATGGTTCACCGCCAGGAGGGCGACGCGATCCGGGGCTTCCGGTCCGTGGCCAACGGCGGTACCGGGAAGTACGATTTCATCCCGGCGCAGGGCCAGCCCGGTCAGATCATGGCCGTGAACCAGCAGATCATCGGCCAGACCCAGCCGAGCAACACGCTCGCGGGCCTGAACGTGATCGGTTCCTACGGCAACGCGCTGATCGTCCAGGACGACTGGATGCCGGCCGGGTACATCGTCGGCTTCGTCACCGGTGGTACCGACAACCTGTCGAACCCGGTGGGTCTCCGGCAGCACAGCAACGCGTCGCTGCGTGGTCTGCGGCTGGTCAAGGGTCGGCAGGCGAATTACCCGCTGATCGACTCGTTCTGGACCGCCGGTTACGGCTTCGGCGTCCGGCACCGTGGCGCGGGCATGGTCATGCAGATCACGGCTTCGGGGTCGTACACCATCCCGGCTGCGTACGCGTAACCAGACCGGAGGGTGGCCGGGGCTACGTCACTTCCCCCGATCCGGGCTTCGGCCACCCTCCCTGACCGCACACGACAGGAGAAACAATGCGCGATCTCGACCCCGACCCGAAGAACTGGTCCGATGACGATCGGGAGTGGGCAAGGCAGCGGCCGGAGCAGTACCCGGACGTCGCTCCCGAGACCGGTCCCGACCCGTCCGTGGTCACCCTCGACGCTGCGGCCGCTGGTGCGACCGTGGCCGAGGACGATTACGACACGTGGAACCTCGACGAGTTGAAGAAGGAAGCCAAGGACCGTGACGGGCTCGTGGCCCCGACCGGCAACCAGGCCAAGAGCAAGTACGCGTGGATCGACGCGCTGCGCGAGTGGGACCGCCAGCACCCCGTCGTCTGACCGTACCTGACCACACCTACCGTCGGCCCGTTCAGCGGCACGCACAGACGTTGAACGGGCCACGGGGTACCGATGACACCGGAATGGGGGAATGATGGCCTCTGCGGACGAACTGGCGGCGCTACGCCGGGCAACGGACACCACCACCGCCGACGCGGTATACACCGATGGGCTGGTAACGCCGCTCATTGACTCGCTGGGGGTCAACGGTGCGGCTGCCGTGATCTGGCGCGAGAAGGCCGCCAAGTACGCGGCCATGGTCAACACCACCGAGGCCGGATCATCGCGGTCCATGTCGGACCTGTACGCACACGCTATCGAGATGGCGGAGATGTACGCGCGGTTGTCCGACAACGAAGAGGTGCCGGTGGATCCCAACGCCGGGTACACGTTCACCACCGAGATCGAGCGGGTATAACCACATGGCTGACGGATGGAGCGGCCCCGTTCCCGTTCAGCAGGATGACGGGGGCACCAACTACGAACTCGGCGACGATTACACAGTCAACGAGGACATCACAATCAGCAGCGTCCGGGTGTGGCACGGGGCCAGCAGCAACAACGTGGCCGGTCGCAAAGGCCGGGTGTGGACGGCTGCGGGATCGCTGCTCGCCGAAGCCCCCATGGACGCGGTGCTGCCGAACGGCTGGACGTCGTACGATCTGGTGGAACCGTTGGAACGACTGGCCGGATCGCTGATCGTCGTGTCGTACACCACCCAGCGGTTCTACGGGGCCACACCCGGGAGTTATCCGCGATCGTCGGCTGATCTCGCGGTAACGGCCACCGGTGGGCGGTTCATCGAATCGCTGCTGGGGCTGTTCCCGAACACGCTGACCGGAACGTTCTACGGGATTGACATCCAGTACACGCCCGGCATCGGCGGTAACGTGCCTCCGGTGGTCTCTGCGGTTGTTCACCAGGTGTCCGCGCTGACCGTCAACCTGGTGCTGACGACGGTTGACGAGGGGTCGGTCTCGTACGTCATCGAATGGGGTGACGGTTCCCAGACGTCCAGCGCGATGACGTCACACCTTCACACGTACGCGGTGCCTGGAACGTACGTCGTGCTGGTCACGGCCACCGATCTACCCGGGCTCTCCGACAGCACGGCGGTCATCGCGGTTGTCCAGGGCAACGTGTCCGAGGAAACGATCGCTAATCGTCGGATCACACAGGCGTTCATCGACGCGCGCCCGACCGTCGTCACGCTGATCCCTCGGGAACGGTACACCCTTGGAACCGGTGCTTGGAAATGGCGCAACCTGGAACCGCGCCCAGACCAGATCATGCGCATCATCGAACAGGGTCCGCCCGAGGTGTTCACCGTTCAGGACGGTACGCAGCGCCGGGTGGATTACGTCATGCTGGCGGCCTGGGATGCGGCCATTGCCAAGGGAGACGTGTTCACCTACGCCGGTGACACGGTGGAGGTCATCGAGATCTACCACAACAACGGGTACGAGATCAGGGCGGCGCTGGAACGCCGTCTTGATCCCCCATCGGGGGTGTGATGTGGGGTTCCACCTCGATCGCGACACCCTCACGGCATCGCTGGCCACGATGGATGACCGGGTACAGCGTGCGGTTAACCTGGTGTTCGATTACATGGAGACCGCCGCAGAATCCAAGATGCGTGCAGAAGCCCCGTGGACCGACCGGACCGGTAACGCCCGTGCTGGTCTTCGTGCGCGACACGTCGAAAGCGGGGGTGACCACACCCTGGTCCTGTTCCACACGATGGATTACGGGGTCTATTTGGAGGTGTCGCACGACGGGCAGTACGCGATCATCGGCCCGACGCAGATCTGGGCCGGGGTGCAACTGCAACGGTTGTTGGAAGCAGCAGTTGGCCGAGCAATGAGGGGGGCAGCATGAGGGCGTTGATTCGTCAGACGTTGGTGGACGACGCGGCGCTGGCCTCCCACGGGCTGATGGCGTCGGCCATCGTGTCGGGTGTGGCAGATTCCATGCAACACCGGCCGTTCATCAACCTGCGGTTCGGGGATGACAACCCGGGACTCGGACCGATCACCCGTCGCAACCTGGTGGTGTGGGTGCATGACGAGCCCGACGATTACACCAGGATCGATGCCATTCTGTTGCGTGTCCGCGCGGTGCTGGAATCGCTGAACGGGGCCACGGTCGAGGGTGGCAACGTCATGCAGATCCATTGGCAGACCAGTTCGTCCGACCTGGCCGATACGGACCGAGGCACCATCCTCCGGACGGCCACATACCAGATCGTGGGGAGGTGAAACATGGAGCGAAAGGGTTACGTCCGGTACGACGCACCCACCCAGTTCAACACCCGCACGATCACCAAGCAGAATTGGCTCGACACGGGTGTCGAGGACATGGACGCGGTTCACTGGGGACCGGAGAACAATTGGAAGGTCCCCGCGCACAAGTTCTCGGTTGACGCCTGGCCGATCATCGAGGCGGATTCGTCGCTGGTGCACGAAGGAGGCGACGATGACCGAGTTGAGGTGTCCGAACCGGAAGCACGGGATGCTGCTGCAACCGGCAAGGACAGAAGGAGTCGTTGAGTTCGTGTGCCGATCCCGGCTATGTGGTCATGTGGCCGGGGTCGTCGTCGTGCTCCACACCTTCTCTGTAATGACGGGTGACCTGCTGGAAACCCGTAGGTTCCAACAACCGGGAGGGGCGCATGCCGCTCGACACCATCCCGATCCCGTACGGTCTGCGTGACGTCAAACTCATTCCGTACACGGATCTGACCGCAACCGTGCTCGCTGCACAGAAGATCGATCTGCCATACGCGCAGTCGTTTTCGTTCAGCGACACCGAGGAATACACGGACCTGCGGGGTGATGACAAACTCATCACGTCGCACGGTCAGGGTTCACAGGTCGAATGGGACCTGTCCCACGGCGCGATCTCGTTGGAGGCGTACGCCGCGATGGCGGGAGGTTCGGTCAACACGACCGGCACCACCCCGAACCAGGTCAAGCGGTACAAGAAGAACGTGCAGAACCAGCGTCCGTGGTTCCTGGTCGAGGGCCAGGCGATTTCGGACTCCGGTGGTGACCTGCACGGAGTCGTGTACCTGTGCCGCGTGACCGGCGAGATCCAGGGCGAGTTCAGCGACGGCGAGTTCTGGGTGACCGAGGCGTCCGGAAAGGGGTTCCCCGCACGCGCTGCCAACCTGGGCGCGTACGCGAACGTCATCGACGATCTCTACGACTTCATCCAGAACGAAACGATCACGCCGATCTGAGACGGAGGACAACATGGCTGATCTCACGGCGCAGATCCGGAAGCCGGGCATCCCGGCAACCGCACCCAACTACGTGGCGGTCGGTGCTACCGACTTCTTCACCGCCAAGGCGGGTGCGCGGTACCGGCTGCATTACAAGAACGGGGCTACGCCGGGTACCGGAACGTTGAAGGTGGGCGACCCGTCCACCCCGATCCCGCCCGGATCCGGTCTGGCTGCGGGCTTCGCAGACGTCACGGTGGCCACCAACATGGCTGCCACAACGGAGGCCGTCGCCATCGTGTCCGGCAGCCGTCACGTGGACGGGAACGGACGCATCAACCTCACGCACGGCGGAACGATCACCACGATCACCGTCGGCATCGAGGAAATTCTGTAACAACCACCACAAGGCCAGGAGCGCGGAGATGCCATCGGCTGACATCAACGACGTCTGGGCGCAGCAAGCGCCCGTCGGAACCATCGAAAACCTCACCCTCCCTTCCGGACAGACCGTCAACGCCAAGCGGGTGGCTGTCCAAGACCTCATCCTGGCCGGTGTGGTCGGGGAATCGGACGCGCTCACCCAGTTCGTCCAGAAGCACCATCTGACGTCCGGGAAGGCCAAGCCGAACGAGGCCATGAAGGCCGCCATGGACGACCCCAAGCAGTTCGGCAACCTCGTGCTGCTGGTGGATCGGATCATGCCCCACGTGCTCGTGAATCCCTCGGTCATGCTGCACTTGGTGGACCTCGTTGACCCACCACCGGGCGCACCCAAGACGCGCATGATCCCGGTATCCGACCGGGAGCCCGGGGTCATCTACACCGACCAGATCCCGTTGACGGACAAGGTGTTCCTACTCCACTGGGCCCTGGGGGACGTCAGCCAAGCGGTGGGGTTTCGTGAAGAACCCGCGCCTGCTGTGGCAGGTGTGGCGGATGTCGCAAGCGTACAGGACCCCGCCCAGCGTCCTGCTCGGAATCGCAAGGGACGCAAACGGTAGCCATCTGGCATTCGCCATCGACCGGGCGGTGTGGGTGTTCGGCACCACGGTTGAGGACGCGATGGAACGAGCACAAACTGCGCTCGGCAAGAACCCCAAGCCACCCCAAGTTCAAGCGGCGCGATTGGCCGTGCTCAACAGCGTTCTGACCACACCGGACGACGAGCCACGTCCTGGGCAGTTCCGGGATCCCGCTGGTCGAGCACGCCCAAGGAGGTGACATGGCCGGGGGCAGCATCGGATCCGTACACGGAACCATCACGATCGAATACGACGCTAACGGCGTTGCTCGTGCACGGAACGAACTCGGTCAATTCGTGTCGATGTCGGAACTCATGGGTGACCGAATCGACCAGAATACCAAGCGGGGAGCCCGGGGGTTCAATCTCTTCGGGAAAGAAATCCTCAAAATCTTCGGGTACATCGTGCTGGCGTCGTCTGCGATGGTCACCCTGGCCAACGGCATCAACGTCATTATCCTCGCCGCTGCCGCGCTGGGTCAAGCCGTTGCGTCGGGCTTGGGCATTCTGCCCGGTCTGATCCTCACCGTCGTGGCGGCATTCGCCATCTTCAAAGCGTCGATCGCTGGCGTTTCGGATGCGTTGAAGGCCGCCGCGTCGGGTGATGCCGACAAGTTGAACGAAGCGTTGAAGAAGTTGGCGCCATCGGCACAGCAGACCGTGCTGGCGTTCCGTGACCTGGTGACGGCCGCGAAGCCCATTCAGCAAGCCATGCAGCAGGCGTTTTTCACGGGGATCGCGCCACAAGTGGCCGGGATCAGTCGTGCGATCCAGTTGCTCGGGCCGATGGCCGCACAGGTGGCCGGATCGATGGGCGCGCTGGTTCGTGAAGCGTTGGGTATCGCACAGGTGCCCGGCGTGATTGGCCAGGTCAATTCCGTGCTGTCGGGGTTGAAGGGGTTCCTGGACGGGGTCAAGCAGGGTATCCAGCCGTTGCTGACCGGATTCTTCCAACTGGCCGCACAAGTCGGCACGTTCGGTGCTACGCTGGGTGATTCGTTCGGTAAGGCGTTGGCCAAACTGGGCGAATTCATGCAGGGGATCAACCTGGCCGAGCAATTGGACAAACTGGGCGCGATCATGACGCCCATTATCCAGTTGTTCAAAGACCTGGGGTCCATTGCCAACTCGGTGTTCAGCGCGTTGACGTCGGGTGGCGGCAGCGCCCTGGGTGTCATCGGGTCGCTGGTGTCGAAGATCGCGGAATTCCTCGACAGCGCCGCCGGTGTTGCGGCACTGAACGCCCTCGGGTTGGCCATGCAGATGATTGCGGGTGCAGCCGGTCAGGCGTTGTTGTCGTTGCTGTCCGCGATTGCTCCGGCCATCACCGCGCTTGCGCCTGCGGTGGGTGTGTTGGCGCAGGCGTTGGGTACCATCCTCGGTGCAGCGTTCCAAGCGTTGGGTCCGCCCGTTACCGCACTGGTGCAGGCGTTGGCCGGGGCGCTCATGCCGGTTCTTCCACAGATCGCGCAGGCGTTCGCCACGCTGGCGCCCACGATCGGCAAGATTGCCGGTGTGGTGGGTCAGGTGTTGGGTCCGTTGTTGGCCGGGTTGCTGCCGGTCATTGGTGCGCTGGTGGTCGCACTCGGCGAAGGATTGAACGCGGCGCTCACTGCGGTGCTTCCGGCGTTGGAGAAGTACGGCGAAACGTTCTCGAAACTGGCCGCTGAAATGCTGCCGGAACTGATCCCGCTCATGACCCAACTCGGCCGGGTGTTCGTGGAACTGGCCCCGTTGATCGGTGCGGTTGCCAACGTGCTGGTTGGCGTGTTGGTGCCGTTGATGGAGGCGTTCAGTCCGGCAATCCTGTTGGCGGTCGGTGCGTTGACGGGCCTCGTGTCTGTGTTCGCCACGGTGATCGGCTGGATTAGCAACCTGGTCGCGAAATTCCTCACGCTGAACAACATCCTGACCATCGTTCAGGCGTTGGTTACGGGCGTCGCTGCGTTGTGGCAATGGCTGTACAACGTGCTGATCGGTAACTCGATCATCCCCGACATGGTGAACGGCATCCTGTCGTGGTTCCGGATCGCGGTGTCGGGCGCCCAGGCGATTTGGTCTGGGCTGATGGGCATCCTGGCCGGGATCTGGAATGCCATCAGCAGCGTTGCCAGCGCGGTGTGGAACGGTATCGTGAACGTGATCCGCAACGCGGTGAACATGGCGCGTGCTGCGGTTCAAGGTTTGTCGGCGCTGCCCGGTATGGTCGGTGGGTTCTTCCGCGCCATGGCGTCGGCGGCATCGTCGGCTATCGGGTCGCTGATCGCGGTTGCCCGGTCGATCCCCGGTCAGGTCATCGGCGCGCTGGGCAATCTCGGCTCGTTGCTGTACAACTCCGGTCGGTCCATCATCCAAGGTCTGGTCAACGGCATCCGGTCCATGATCGGTGCGGTGTCGGATGCGGTGTCGGCAGCCATGAGCGCAGCGCGTAACCTGCTGCCGTTCTCCCCGGCGAAGGAAGGTCCGTTCTCCGGACGCGGCTGGACGCTGTACTCCGGTCGGTCCATGATGACGGATCTGGCGAAGGGGTTGTTGCAGGGCCGTGGTGCGGTCCAAGCCGCGTTGTCCGGCACGTTGGCGGGATTGAACACGGGGATTGGTGTTGGCGTCTCTGGGGCCATCTCAACCGGCTCTACGAATGGTTCCACACCGCCCGGCACGACGTTGACCGTGCATCAAACCGTGAACGCGCTGCCGGGTATGGATGCTCGACAGGTCGGCGCTATGTCCATCGAAAAACTGGCGTTCGGTTTGAGCACCGGTACGACGTCCGTCGTGGGAGGGTGACGTGCCTACGATCTTCAACGACAAGATCACCGTCGGAGACCTGGTGTTCAACGACCTGGCCCAGTATCCGGTGGGGATTGTCGGACGGGGCTGGGGTGTCGATGTGCTGGACGGATGGCGCAAGACCCCTGCCTTGGACGCGCCATACACCGAGATCGGTCTGGTTGACGGCGAGATCCCGGGAGAATTTTTCGCGGCTCGGGGTAAATTCCTCAACGTGGGTGGCTGGGTGCACGCGATCGACCCAGCCACAGCGGATACCCTCTGGGATCTGATCGTACTCGGGTTCCGACGCAATGAAGAACTGGTGTTGACTCGGTACGAATCGATACCCAAGTTCATGCGGGTACGACGGGTCACCGAGGTTGACCGGATCGATACGTCACCTGAATCGTTCCGGTGGGCCACCACGGTCAAAGCGGGAGACCCGTTCAAATACGCGCTGACGCCCGTCACGGGGTCGGCAGGTGTGGCGGGTCAATCGTCCGGTGGTCGTTCGTATCCTCGGACGTACCCGCTCACGTACACGACGATTACCAGCGGAGAATCCAACTCGGTCGTGCTGATCAACGCGGGCCAAGCCGATTCGTCGCGGTTGATCGTCGCGCTGAATGGTCCGCTCAACAAGGGTGGTTGGCGTCTGGTCAACGAAACCACCAACGAAACGATCAAGTTCGACATCGGCTTGCTTTCCACCGACGTGTTGGAGATCGATTTCCATAACGAGGTGGCGTTGCTGAACGGCGCACCAGTCACGGTCACCATCATCGGTGACTTCTTCCGGTTGGTGCCCGGCGTCAACGTTTTGAAGGTGTATGCCGACTTCGACCCCAGCGCGGGGTTCGACGCTACCGGATACTCCGCCTGGGAATGAGGGATCATGGGATTGAAGGTTGAGCCCGCATACGTCGGGCAAACGGGGTACCTCCACCCGGTTGAACTGGACCGGAACCTGTTGGAGGGGTTGTTTCAGCGGTCCGGTGGTGTGCGGTACGGCGACCTTGCCATATCGCAGGGTGTGGGTACGCGAGCAATCGCGATCGCGCCCGGACGGTATTTCATCCTCGGCCAGGAGAACGCCCAGCAGGGCGGATATTTCGTCTGGTCGGACGCGATAGAAACGTTCCTGCTGGCCGCTGCGGTCGGCAACCCGCGCATTGACACGCTGCTGGTGCGGGTCATCGACGACCAGTACGGATCCATCTCCGGTGCGCCACGCGCCGAGTTCGCCGTGGTGCAGGGTGTGGCCAGCGGTTCACCAACCGCGCGCCCGGACTCAGATTTCAACGTCGGCGGGTCGTTCTACATCCCCGGTGGGTGGGCGCGTCTCGGTGACGTTCGGGTGAACACGGCTGACACGGGGTCCATTCCAGTGGGCCAGATCACCACCAAAAACCGGTACGTACGTCCGCCGAACGGGTATGTGCTGTGTTCTTCGACTGACCGGCCTTCGGATCCTGTGTTGGGTGATCGGATCCATGAAACTGATACTGGATTTCGCAGGATGTGGACGGGATCTGCATGGCAGCAATGTGAGCCATGGAGAACGGCCGTTTTCCTGAGTTCAACCACGGCCAGTGTGACGGTCTCCAGCATTCCCACCAGCCTCAAAACGGTCAAGTTGACGTGTACAGTTAGACAAGACAACGCCAGCGTGTACCAAGATTTGATGTTGCGAATTGGTGGCGACACCGGGGCCAACTACCGGTACGGTGGCAATTACATGCAAGACACCGCCTTGGGCGGGTTCAATGCAATTGCTCAAACGTCCGGACGGGTTGGTTTTGTTTGTGGGACTTCGGTGACGGCCACTCAATTCACCACGGCCGAAGTTCTTTTCGAGGGGTGGAATACCACCAGTATGCTTACTGCCTTGGTGCGTTCTGGTTTTACCGGAACCATTGGTGGACACATGCTGACGTGGAACGGGGTGCTGACCTACCACGGGTCAAATTCCCGTACATCGATTACGATTTTTCCGCTGGCCGGATCTTTCATAGCAAATTCTCAGTTCGTAGTTGAAGGCTGGGAATAAGAAAGAAAGGGGGAACAATGAAGGTCAACGGAGGCCCGTGGGACGGACAAGACGAAGACCTGGGCCAGCACCACGTCGGCCTGGTCCTGGTCGATCGTCCCGAGGATCGGGTCTGGATCTACGACCGGGTTGACACCCCGGACGGGGATCAACTCGACGTCCGCGAAGCCGATGGTCGGTTGCTGGACGACGAGAAGCGCATGGTGGCGGGATTCGACACGACGTGGCAGGTCCGCGTTGTCGACACCGTCGAGGTGGAAGAGGAGGTCGGTCTGTGACGTCGGCACCCTCGTCCGCGTTGGTGTGGGAGGTGGCAACGTTCGACGCGTTGCCGGACTATCCGTCATCCACACCGGCCGGGGTAAACGGAGATCAATCGCACTTCGGTGCGAACACCTACCACATCGGCATCTCGGAACTCCCGTCACCGGGCGGTTACACGAACCGCACCTGGGAAGACAAGATGCCCGCTGCGGGGTCGTCATGGCATTCGTCGGCCACCGACGAGTCCATGTCCACGGCCGACATGGTCAAGAACTGGAACCGCCACCTGGCGGTGTTCAACGACCCCAGCGATCCGCGACGCGTGTACCTGGCCGAGTACATCGGTTGGAACGGCGTTGGTTCGGCGGAACGGCTCGATTTCCAGGCCAACACCCGGACCGTGGCCAGTTCCGACCACAAGTGGCACAGGCACCGCGCGAAGCGGCGTCGGTTTTACAACAGCATGGAGGCAGCCGTTGGCTGCATCTCCATCGACAAGGGTCAGACGAAGGAACAATACCTGGCGTCGATCGGTCAAGGACCGGCCGCGCCAATAGGGGGAAACGGAGAAGACGATATGAGCATGGTTCACAAGACCGAGGGTGGGGCCACCACCTGGGCGGTCGTGACCCCGGGCGGTTGGTCGGAGATCTCTCCGCCGACGCAGGAAATGGCCAACGCTCTATCCATTGTGACAGGCGCCAGCGTTGGGTACAGCACACCGCAGGCGTACGCCCTGGCCAAGAATTGGTGGATGACCAACGTCGTTCCGGCGAACAACCCATCGGCATCGATCAGTGATGCGCAGGCCGACGCCATGGCAAACAAGATCGCCACAGCCGTCATCAGTTCGGACACCAACGAACTCACGGAATCCGATCTTACCAGCGTGACCGAGGCCGTCAAGCAGGCGTTCCGCGAGGGAACGGCGTAACGACGATGGCCACAAGGTACCGTTACGTATCGTGCCATCCGGTCCTCCGGCATCAACTTGACCCGTCGCTGCGGTTCATCGATCCCGAGTGGTCATGGGTGGTCGGCGGTAACGGTACCTTGTCGGCCAAGGTGACCGTACCGGAGTCCAGCACGCAGGTCGAACAGTTGAAGGTAGCCACGCAACCCAAGCAGGCCGCGATCTACGTGCGCGACATGGACGGGAACTACCCGTGGGGTGGCGTGGTCATCAAGCGCAAGTGGTCGCGTGCATCGAATCAGATCACGATCACCTGCATGGAATGGCGCGCATGGTTCTACAACATCATCATGGGTCCGGGGGACACCACAGACACGTTGTACACCTACACGAACACCGATCAACTGATCATCGCGCGCAACCTGGTGGCTGCCGCGACGGTTGGGGGTACGGCCGTGGGTGTGCCACCCATCCTCACCAACGCGTCGCTCATGTCCGGCAAGAACCGTGACCTGTCGTTCGCCGGTACCCAGATGAAAAACCTTGGGCAGCAGATCGATACGATCGCGAACCGAGACGGTGGGTTCGAGTGGAGCATTGAATCCAAGCCGGGGTCCCTGGACGGGTTGCCCCAACTGTGGTTCGTGCCGTACTTCCCCGAACGGGGTACCCAGGCCGCTGGTGTGTCGTTCCGCGCCACCGAGGGCGGACACGGGAACTTCATTCCGGGTGACGTCGAAGAAGACATGTCGTCGCGGTTCGAGCGGTTCTGGACAACGGGTGCTGGTCAGGCGCCAGACGCCACCTGGGCCATGGACCAAGACCCAGAACTGGCCAACGGCACGTATCTGCGGTCTGACGGATCGGCATCGTACAGCACGGTGTCGGAGCGGTCCACGTTGTCCAGTCACGCCCGACGCAACCGGAAATTCTACGCTCCGGGCGTCAACCTGGTTCAGGGCACGGTGCCGTTCGCCAAGATCAACCCGGACGCGTACGGTATCGGAGACCGTGTGCGGTACCGCGTCAAGGACCGGTGGACCGACATGGATCTCGCGTCTGTCCGGATCGTGGAGAAGAAGATTAGTATGGCGGATGCCGGATCGGCCACGGTGACGCTCGACACGACCGATATCACGTTGCCCGAGGTGGATACGGGGGGTGGCGTGTGACGTCGTTACAGAAATCGAACGATCCTTACAACTTGCTGCTCCGGCAATTCGAGGAATTGAAGCAGCAGGCCACGGATGCGCTGGTGCGGCCGTACACCGTCCCCGTGGTGTCAGAAGATCCCCCGGAAACGGACCCCACCAACCTGTGGATGTTTCCCGATGGACGGCTCCGGGGACGTCACAAGAACACCGCAGGCACCGCGTACGTGTATCGGGAATGGGTGACCACGTCTCCCGGATCCGACACGTCGGCCACAGCGCCGGCAACGCCACCGACCACACCGGTGACGCAGCAGCAGATGTTTCTGGCGCAGTGGTCGCATTCGTACCGGTCTACGGGCGGTGGCGCACAGCGTACGGACCAAGGCGCGGTCATGCTGTATTACGGGTCGTCTGGTGACTCGTTCAATGGCACGAACCGATCGCTGATCGGCTTCGACCATGCGGCCATCGCGGCGGCACTGGCGGGGTCTACGGTCAACTCGGTGCATCTTCGGCTGGTGAACGTGCACGCGTGGTACAACTCCGGGGTCAACATCTACTTCGGAATCCACAATTTCTCATCCAAGCCGGGATCGTGGACTGGCGGTGGCATCCCCGCGCAGCGGATCGTCAACCACAAGTTCGGCAAGCCGCAAGAACGCACGGTGCCGATGCCGCTGGCGTTCGCAACCATGATCCGAGACGGTACCGGCAAGGGAATTGCCATCGAGGCCCCCGACAGTTCCCGCGAATTCTACGGGTACGCTGCTGGTGTGGGCAGCGGGTACAACGTTCCGGCCCTCATCATCAATTACACGAAGTGAAGGGGAGGGCACGTGCGTGACAACAGAGGCAAAAATCAAGCGCTGGATACGCGACATCACCGCACTGGCACTGGGGTCGGGGGGGTTCATCAACGAAGTGTTCATCAAGGACAAGGGCGAATTGTTGCTGATTCTCTTGTTCTTCGGCATGGTGGTCGCCCCGGGAGCGTTGGCAGCGTTCGCCCTCCGGTCACAAGGAGCCGAGGTTACGACTGGACCATCCTCGTCATCTCCTGCGCAGCCACCGCAGCCGCAATCGTCGTCCTCGTCATCAAGTGGGTGACGTCATGACCACACCATCCGACAAGGTCCCGTTGTCCAAGCCACCCCGGGGGCCAATCGTCATCCAGATCAGGGGTTGGTACCCCATCGCGATGATGGGCCTCGTGATGATCCTGATCACAGCAGGCAACATCATCTACACGAACCATGTCGATTCCGAGCGCGTCAAGGCAGAGCGCGAGGCGTTGGCAGCGGTCCAGCAGGCCGAACGGGAAGCCGACCGTCGTTGGTGCACCCTGATGACGTTGCTGGACAACGCATACAACAACCCGGCCACACCTCCCGTGTCGGAACTCGGCCGGGCGGTGGCCAAAGCAGTTCATGACATCCGGGTTGATCTCGGGTGCTGATTGGAGACATCATGAAGATTTTCGGTAGGGAACCCGCAGCGATCGTCTCGGTTCTGACTGCGATCGTCGCGCTGCTGGTCGCGTTCAACTTCCCGGGGCTGTCGGCCGAGGCCGGCGCTGCCGTGGTCACGTTCCTCGGTGGCGTCATCATCGCAGCCACCACGCGGCCGTGGGCGCCCGGTCTGTTCGCGGGTCTCGCGTCGTCCGGTGCCGCGCTGGCCGCTGGTTGGGGGTTCCACTTCACGGATGCCCAGGTGGCATCGGTGTCCGCGCTGACCATGGTCCTGTTCGCCGTGTTCGGCTCTCGTCCGCAGGTCACCCCGGCCAGCGATCCGCGCGTCGTGGATGGCGTCGTGGTGACGTCGGGTCCGGTCAAGCAGTAGACGTTCCTCGCCCGGGTGGTGCCCCGGATCGGCGGTTGATGGGTGGTCAGCCGTCGGTCCGGGGCCAGACGAGTAGTTACCGAAGATCGTACCCCTCGGGGTTGCGGAACACGCGCGGGGTGGTGTCGCGCGGCAGCAGGTTCACGCCGAACGTGTCGAGGAGGATCCGGTGCAGCCGGTCACGGAAACCGCGCTCACGTTTGTTGCACCCACCGTGCACAATGTGTCCGAACTTCGGATGCCGCCCGTACCCGTACCGCTTGTTGACGGTGTGGGGACAGCGCCACCCCGGGCATTCTACGTCCTTGGACGAAGGGAAACGATACAGGCCAACCGTTTGCCCGACCGATCCCGGGGGTCGAGGTCGGTACGCGTGTTCTTCCACGATGGCATCGGCCGTTGCGCGGTCCGGTGCGTACACGATTACTACGTATGGCATCCCAGCGTCCCCCAGAGACGATAACGCGCGTGCGCGGTTGGTTGGTGTGGCCACAATACCCCGACGCGGCTCCGTGCCTCATGGCCGGCTTTGACAACGGGAGCCCGAGGGGTATACGTTAGTGAGCGTTGAACCACCCACCGAATGAAGGAGCACAATATGCCCCCGCGTCGCCGTAGGGCCGAGGTCGTGGAAGAGCCGGTCGAGGTCGTCGAGGAAATCGAAGAGGTCGAGGACGAGGACGACGAGTTCGAGGAGTTGGAGGACGACGCCGAGGACGCCGAGGAGTTGGAGGAGGTCGAGGACGTCGAGGAGGACGACGACCTGGCCGAGATCGAGGAGGTCGAGGAGGAGCCCGAGGAGGCGCCGAAGGTCACCCGTGGCCGGAAGGCGACGGCCGCGAAGAAGACCACCACGGCCAAGGCCGCGCCCAAGACCGAGGGTTCGGGCAACGACTCCGCGTGGCTCGCGGCGCACGTGACCACGACGGTCGGCAAGCCGGTGGACAGCCGGGCGCTCCGGGTACTGCTCCGGAAGATGGCCAAGGAAGGCGTGATCGAGCGCGAGATCGGTACCGATCGCGTGCGGTACGACTTCCCCGGTGGTGCCAAGGACCCCGTGGTCGTCGAGGTCGTCAAGCGCGTGAAGAACGGCGCGCTCGAACGGGCGAAGAACGACGGGTTGGAAGCCGCGCGTGCCGCGAAGGCCGCGAAGAAGGCCGGTACCACGGCCGCGAAGGCCGCCCCGGCACCCGCCAAGAAGACCGTCGCGAAGTCCGCCCCGGCCAAGGCGACCACCACGCGCAAGGCCGCCCCGGCGAAGGCCGCGCCCGCCAAGGCCGCACCCGCGAAGCGGACGCGCGCCAAGGCGTAACGTCCCTCCGGCACGTAACCCCCGATCCGCCTCCTCGTGGTCGGGGGTTTCGTGTAGCCCAAGATCTTTTGGCTTACGGGTTGACAACGGTTGCTCGGCTCACGTAGCGTGTGTTCATCGGGACAACGAGGAGGACATCATGACGAAGACGCGGACCCCATCACCGGCCGAACTGATGGCCGACATGGACGCGCACCTGCGGGCCAACGGCATCGACCCCACCAAGTACAACGGCCGGAACGGCGAGAACATCACGGAACGTGCGATGCCGCGTAACCCGAACCCGGGCATGATCACCCCCGGCCGTCCGGGCACCACGAACGTGACCACCCTGGATGACCGCCGGATGCTCGACCAGCGGCCCCGTGCCGGACGGCTGGCCCGGAAATTGATCGGTGACCTGGCCGTCCTCGACATGGATGCCGCCAAGGCCGCGCTGGTGTGGCACGAGCGCAATGAGCCGACGATGACCGTTGGGCAATGCTCGGCATGGATCAACCGGCTGCGCGCGAAGATCGCCACGTACAACGGTCAGCCGATGGTCACGACCACGGCACCCACGGGTGTGGTGACCACCGCCCCGGCACGTCCGGCCACCGGCGCATCGGCCGAACTCGTGTCGCTGCTGGCCGGGCTTCACGAACCGGTGGACGCGCACCCCGACCGGGGCATGATCCTTCGCCGGTACGCCCTCGACGGGTTCGAGACCGGCAACGAGGTGCGGTTTTACAAGTTGCGCGAGTCGAAGCGCGGACGTCGGTACCTGGTGGCCCAGGTGTCCGACGAGGAGCGCATGGTGCCGTGGGCCGAGGCGTTGATCGTGGCGCGTCGGATCACGGCCGACCCGATGGCCGCAATGCTCCGGTACGGCACGGAACTGGGTTCGTGCGGGCACTGCGGACGCACCCTCACCAACGACGAATCGAGGGCCCTGGGCATCGGCCCCAAGTGCCGGCAGGGGTTCGGTTTCTAATTTGACCCCGGTACGGGGGTCATGGGTTGACACGCTCGTGACCCCCGTGTTACATGATCGATATGCCTGGTCGGGACACCGGGCGCAAACCGAGGAGCACATCATGGACACCACCGCCGTAGCCGCACACCTGGGTACCACACCCCGGAAGTTGCGCGCGTTCCTGCGTTCCGACGCGTCCACCTTCGTGGCCGTGGGATCGGGCGCTCGGTACGATTTCACCGATGACGACCTGCCGACGTTGAGCCGTCGTTTCGCGGATTGGAGCGGGTCACCCGCACCGACACCCGCACCGGCACCCGTTCGGCCGTCTGTGGCCATCTCAGGGCGTCGTAGCCAGCACGACATCGACGCGGAAGTGTGGGCGGAAGAGGGACCGGTGGACCTGCCGGACATCCGGAACCCTGCGGTACGTGCGGCCGTGCGCCGGATCGCGGAGGTCCAGGAATCCCGGTTGGACCAGATGTTGCTGGCTGCCGGCCTGCACATCACCCAGATGAACGTGCGGCGGCCTGCGGCATGATCCGGACGTGCCCGGGGTGCGAAGAGACGTACGACACCCGGCTTGATGGCGAGATCGTGATCGCGGATTTCCGGCCGTTCGGCGTGGATCGGCAGGAACCGATCATGCTCGAGCGGTACACCGCGCCGGACGGACGCCGGTTCTGCTGCGTGGATTGCTTCGAACAGAACGGATAAACGGCTTGTGGGGCCCTTCGGGGCCCTGACCGTCTCCAGCTTATCCTAGGATAACGCGCGGTCTTCCCGAGCCGTACGGAGCCGTACAGCGGGAGACCAAAAGATCTTGCGGAAATCTCCCGGATCGGCTTGACACGGGTCTCGCGGGTGGGGTACGTTAGACACATCAAACAAACGCACCACACCACACCGGAGGACATCATGAACGCGGACGCCATCACCAACAACCCGGCCATCACCACCGGCACCCCGATCACCGTGACCACGAAGGACGGGTCCTCGATCACCGGCACGTTCATCTCGGTCAACACCAAGGGCATCAACGTCAAGGTGGACGGGAAGACCGTTTCCCGGGGCCTGGCGCGGCTGTCGGCCGTGGAACTGGTCAACGTGCCCGACTCGGCCGATGACCTGTTCGCCGGGTACAACGACGACGACACCCTGACCACCACCGCGCTGGCCGCGATCTTCGGCACGTCGGCCAAGGCGTTGCGGGTGGGCCTGCGCGCTGCCGGCCTGGGTGTGGGCAAGGGTCGCGTGTACGGTCTCACCCCGGCCGACGTGCGGCCGCTGGCCGACGCCATCCGTACCAACATCCCCGCCTGATCGGGTGACGATCCGGCCCCCTTCGGGGGGCCTTCGTCGTTTCCGGCTGTTGACACGCGTCTCACGCCGGGGTACGTTAGATGCATGACGAATTACACCACACGGGCGCTGCTCCGGGCCTGGGCCGATCGGCTGGGGCATGACATGTACCTCTGGACGATGGGCACCGAGCACCGGGTAATCTCGATCACCGCGCGGATCTCTGACGTCGTGATCGTGACGGACAAGGACACGTTCGAGATCCCGACGTCGGACATCGACCTGATGATGTGGACCCTGGCCGACTGACCCGCACGCACGGACGACCCCCGGTGAAGATGCCGGGGGTTTTCTGTTGCGCGGACGGCTCACGGTGCGTTAGAATAATGGCATGACGAACAACGACACCACCGCCCTCGACCGGATCTTCGACCTGGCTGACGCCCGGAACATCGACGCGGCGCACATGGTCATCACGTTCGACTCCGCCGACACCGAACTGGCCGACGCGATCCGCGCCTTCGGCGTTGACCACATCACGGACTCCGTGATTGACGACATCCTGGCCGAACTCGATGGCGACGACGACGACGCTCACGAATACTGCAACCACGCCGAGGGCGGTTGCGAGAACGGCGATTTCGACAACGAGGACGTGTGACATGCACGACATCGAGGTTTCGTTCACCGTGCGGCTGAACACCGCCATGATCCAATCGTACGGCCTGCCCCGGTGGGTGGACTATTTCGCCCTGAACCACGACGCGGACGTCTCCACGTGGCCCGAGGTGTACCACCACGTTGCCATGGAATACCTGGCCGGTGGCGAACTGGCTGATTACGTGATCGACCAGGGTGGTACCCATCGGGAGATCACCACCCCGCGCCCGGGGGATCCCGACCTCGGCACGGACGTCCGGGCGCCCGACGTGCTCGAACACCGCGACGGCGAACGGCCGGGCAACGTGGCCCAGGTGTGGGCAACGGATACCGGCAGGTGGCCCGACGAAACCCCCTGAACGCGTCACGGAGCCCCGTGTCGGTGTGGACCCACCCAACCACACCCGGCGCGGGGTTTCGTCGTCTCTGCGTGTCTCTGACGGCGTGCTACCGTCCGGCCCGTTGTACGCGCCCGTGCGGGGTTGGCCGGAGACGCGTTATCCTAGGATAAGCCGTGTGTCCGACGCCCGTACGGAGCCCGTGAGATCTCGTCCGAAAGGATGACCCCAAAACCTTGCGCCGGACCTCGCGATGAGATAGGGTTGTGTCAACAACGACGAAGGGGACGGGACAATGGCTCGGAAATGCGAAATCTGCGGAACGCGGAACGTCGGCACCGGTAAGAACGCGGGTTACGAGGACACCGATTTCTCCCGTCGCCAGGGGTTCTGCAACCCGTGTGGCAACGAGGCCCAGCACGAAATCGCGCACGACAACGGCCACGAATCGATCACCGAGGACGAATGCTGGCTGTGCCACCCGGAAATGAACGACGCCAAGAAGACCCACACCCCGCGCACCGGGCACACCAACACCGTGGCCAAGACCCACACCTCGCACGCGGGCCACAAGCACACCGCGACCCCGTACTACCGGGCGCTGTGCCGCAAATCGATGGCTGCCGGTCACGGACCCTACGACATGACCGCACCCAAGGTGTGACGAACATCCGGGAACGTGGCCCCTCCGGGGGCCATGTCCGAGTCCGGAGAAGATTGTTGCCCGGAACTGTTGACGGCGCGTCTCACGGCGGGGTACATTAGATGCATGACAACGACGCGGATCAACCACACCGGCCACGACCACCCGAACACCACCGCTGCCCGGACCGCCTGCCGGACCGCCCTCCGGAAGATGGCCGAAACCCCGGCCCCCGTCGTCCGCAACGTGATCTCCGTCAAGGGTGGTGCCGTGCACGCGCCCAACGGGTTCGTTGACGGTCCGTTCCCGTTGTGCCGCAACGGTTCGATGTCGAACCTGGGCACCCGGTACCGCCTGACCGACGCCCCGGTGTCGTGCCGCAACTGCCGGTGAAGATGTCCGGTCCGGGGGTTGCGGGGGCCTCCGGACCTCATGTAGAATCATCTCATGACAACGACAACCGCCCCGGTCAAGGACATCACGACGATGGCGATCTCGGCCATGATCCGAGAACTCACCGCGATCGCGCGGCCGTGGGTGGCCAACGCGGCTGACGCGGACATGGCGTACTGGTACATCCGGGTGGACGCTGGCAACGGCGATTACATGACGGTGGCGTGCCCGGTCGGTGCGGCCGTCGAGATCGAGAACGCCGGTTACATGATCCGGAGCAACGCCGATTTCCGGTGAACCACCCGCACAACGGGGGCCCTACGGGGCCCTTTTTCGTGCCCATCTCCGGGGACATAGCAAGGTACACAGCCAGCGGTCCGTAGGCGCACAAGCGATCTGACGGGGTTGTGTGGCGTAGGTCACAAAGATCTTGCGGGGAAACCTTGCGTCACACCTTCATCTCCGGTAACGTAGTCCACATCGGGACAACGAGGAGGACCAAATGACCACCACCACAAACCGCCGGATGACCGCCACGGAGAAGGCGGAACGTGCCGCGCGGTCGCTGCGGCGCCTGGCTGCCGGAACGTTCGCCCTGGGCGCGCTGGCGTCGGTCGGGGCCAACATCGTGGCTGCGGAACCCACGGTGATCGGGCGCGTCGTGTCATCGTGGCCCGCTGTGGCCCTGCTGCTCACCGTGCACCTGTTCCAGCACGCACCCCGCGTCTGGTGGGTCAAGGTCATGGTCGGTGTGGTCGCGGGTGTGGCTGCGTGGATCTCGTACTGGCACATGGTTGACGTTGCCACGCTGGCCGGGGAGGGCATCGTGTCGGCTCACCTGTTGCCGTTCACCGTGGACGCGATGATGGCCGTTGCGTCGGTGGTCATGACGTACAAGCCGAAGCCGGTTCGTCGTCCGGTGCGCAAGGTTGCGAAGCGGTAACGCGTCGGGTGCGGGGTGGTGGCTCCGGTTGCCACCCCGCCTGACGTGGGCATATGATCGGATCACGACCGAACGTAACGGAGGTATCACCCATGGATCCCATGATCACGGCCGACCGGGCACTGCTCAACCTGTTCACCGACCTCAACCGCGCCAACCTCGTTGACGTGGCAAACCACCTGGCCGAGTTGTGCGACCGGATCCTGGACACCACCGCGACCACGACCGGCCAACACCTGGCTATCGTGCAGATGTTGCGCGAAGCGTTCCCCCAGCACGCGGACGTGATCATGAACCTCACCATCGGGCAGGTGGCGTGATGGACACGCTGGCGTTGTACGAACGGCTTGACGCGCTCGCTGCGGCGTTGGAACGCGACGGCCACACCCACGGCACCGACGAACTGGTTTCGGTCCTCACGGACGTTCTGGAGCTGCGGCAGGACCCCGTGACGCCCCGGCACGCCAAGGCACCCGTGCTGGTGTGGGCATTGGACCCCGACCACCGCGCGCAGGCACGGGGGACGGTGCTCCGGTGGTTGCGTGACGGAGGTCACATTCCTCCGCCCGAGGATGTGCGTTGACGTGAACCTCACGGCGGGGTACGTTAGACACATGACGAACACGACGCCCTTCACGATGACGGTCCTGTCTCACGATTGCAAAGGCCCAAATCCCGCGTGCCGGAAGGCCGGACGGGCGGGTCGGCTGGTCCACATGATCCCCGAATCCCACCCCAAGCGCCCGCGCCTGGTTCTGCCGACGTACCATTTCTCCACCATCGCGGAGGGTGCCGTTGCTATCGCGGACGCGAACGCTGTTGCGCCGACCGTGGCCACCGATGCGGACCTGTACCGGTACCGCGCGGAGGGTGTGGCGCATTTCCTCCCGGTCGGATGGATCGACCCTTCACGCCGGTAATGGTACGGTGTGGACCGTGCGACATGACCACCGAGGAACGGGGGTGATCATCATGCGGGACATCGACTGGACCTGACCCGATGCACATTGGCCCCTGGCTCCGGCCGGGGGTCTTTGTGCGTCCCGAGAAGATGGCACGTCTGGACCTATTGACATCGTCTCACGCCATGGTACGTTAGATGCATGACGAACCACGCGGAACACAACCACCCCGCCACCCCGGCCGGTCGGCGCGAATGCCGCAACCGGACGAACAAGGCGATCAAGGTTGCGCAAACCGCGTACCTGGGTCTGTGGGCCGGTACGGACGCCCCGTCTCGGGAAACGTACGACACCTATTACGCCCTGGTGGACGACGTTCGTCATGTGATCGGGTGCACGCTGGCCGAGGCGTACGACATCGTCGAGAACGGTCCGTGCCGCTGACACCGGCTTTGACCGGCTGACAACGACGTGATACGTTAGACGAAACCAACCGAGGAGGACACCATGGGGTTCGATTACGGCGACAAGGTCCGGGCGTTGTTGGCCAAGGCTGAATCCGCGCTGGCGCTGGGGAATGACGGCGAAGCCGCATCGTACCAGGCCAAGGCCGAGGAATTGATGGTCAAGTACCGGATCGCGGAGGAGGAGGCGTTGGCCACCGACCCCGGATCGTCCGCCCCGGTGTGGAAGACCATCACCGTGATGACCGGGTGGGACATCGAGATGGGTCCGTGGTACATCACGGCCATCAACTGCATCGCTCGCCACACCGGCTGCCGGACGCGTGCGTACGTCGGGGAGAATGACGACACCGTGGCCGACCTCGTGGGGTACGAGGGTGACGTGCGGTTCGCCGAATTCCTCTGGACCGCCGTGCTGCTGACGTTCAGCACGCGGATCAACCCCACCTGGGACCGGAACCTGCCGGAATCGGAGAACGTGTACCGGCTACGCAACGCGGGTCTTGAACGGCGCGTGATCGCGAACGCGGCCTGGGGGTACGGTGCCGGACACGTGGCCTCCAACCGGTCCAAGGTCCAACGGATCTACCTCCGGGAATGCGCGCGGCGTGGCGAGGAACCCCGCGCAACCGGCCTGGCGCACGACACCAAGACGTACCGCGAGGCATACGCGCGGACGTTCGTGGGTCACCTGAACTCCCGTCTGATGGCCGCTCGGGACGCGGTTGATTCGGTCAACGGTGGCCTGGTGCTGCACGGGCGCGCGGACCGCGTGGACGAGGCGTTTTACGTCCGGTACCCACACCTGCGTCCGTCCACCCCGACCGGACCGGTTGCACCCCCGGAGCCGTGCGCACGATGCACCCCGGACAAGGAGTGCCGGAAGCACCGCGTGACGGCGAAGCAGATGGCTGATTACCGTCGCCGGTACACGTCGGCATCGGCCCGTGCTGGCCAGGCCAACGGCCGCGCGGCTGCCGATGATGTGCGGATCGACCGGGGTCACACCCCGGCTGACCGGATGTCCGGTAACACGGTCGAGGCAATCGGCAACTGATAACAAGATGGCACGGTGGGACCTATTGACACGGTCTCACCGTGCCGATACGTTAGATGCATGACGAACCGCGTTGACGCCGGACACACCCGCTGCCTGCACCCGATGGACGAGAACACCAAGGCCGAATGCGCCGCGCAAACCGTGGCGTTCGATGCGATGCTGGCGCACCTGGGCATGGCGCCCACCAAGACCCGTCGTCGCCGGACCTGACACCGGCTGACGCGCCGTGGTAAGGTTGGGTTGAACGGGACGACGGAGGAGGACACAATGGCAATCGATCACTCGGCCCACGACCACCCGGCCACCCCCGCTGCGCGTGCCGCGTGCCGCAAGATGATGGCCGCGATGGAAACGGCCGCGTCTGGTGGAACGATCGTCACCACGGGGACCAAGGCCCGTCCGGCTGTCGGTGCGGTTCGCCTGGTTGGTGTGGAACCCCGCCGTGCGCGCCGCGTGACCACGGTCAACGGGGGTGCTCCGGTCACCGAACGTCGGCGGTTCATCCGCACGGAGGGCGACATGGCCGACGTGCCGCACGTGTTCTCCTCGGCCATCCGGCACGCCTGGGTGCAGGACGGTTGGACGGTCCGGTACGGCAACCCGTACAACAACACGGAGAAGCGCATCGTGATCGACAACGGTCACGGCGACGAACTGGAATTGATTTACAAGGCGGGCCAGCACCACGTCAACGCCGTGGATTACCGCCCGGCCAAGCAGGACGGCGAACGGCGACGCGGGATCCGCGTTGGCCAGGCCCCGCACGTGGCCACCGGTATCCAGATGTTGAAGGACCGGGTGACAATCACCGGCCCGATGACGACCCCCATGAACTGATTGACACGGGTTGACACAATTTGACGCGGAGGGAGGTGATCGCATGTTCTGGTGGTGGTGCATCTCGTGCCACGGCTGACGTCCCGACAACGATGCCCCGGTGCCCGTGATGGGTGGCCGGGGCATTGTCGTAGAGACGGTTCAGATGGCCGTAGAGACGTCAATGGGGTCATTCGCCGGGATCGGTCCACCCGACGGATTGCAACGCCTTCACGGCGTCCTCAACCGACCGGGGGACGAACACCACGCCGTATGCCGAACGGATCTGCTGGTGGACGTGCTGCTGCACCGGTGTGGGATCACCCCCGGTCGGGGTCTTCGTCTCGAATCCCACGAACAGGCCGTACATTTCCGGTTCGGCTGCTTCATACGCCGCTTGTGTCCAGATGGGTACCGGCACGCAGGCCACGATGTCCGGTGCTCCCGCCATCATGGTCGGACCGCCGTGGATCTTCATGCACCACACCCCACGGGCGCGCAGCGCGGCCATGATCTGACGGCTCAACTTGGATTCGGCCTGCGCCATCACAACACCTCGGTCAACGGTCCGCGTGTGAGCAGTTCGTTCCACCGTTGGGGGTTCATGTTCGGCGCGTGCCACATGTCCAGCCAGGTGGGATCACCAGCCGGTCGCTGCCACACCACCCCGGCCATGTCGCGTAGCCGGATGCCGTGGGCGGGTTGCGATGGCAGGTGCCACACCCGGGGGATCACCATCCGACCGAGCACGCCATCGTCCCCGATCAGATCCACGGTTTCCTGCGGGTCTCCGTCGTCAGTCACAATCGTCTCCCTGCCCTGCGGTGTGGATGATGAAACAACGTGAACAGGCGTCACGTTTGGTCTTGCCAGTCGGCATGACGCGCTGCTCGGATGGCCGATTGCGCGGGTTCGTGATCAACTCGGGTTGCTGGGGGTCGTCACCGCAGCATTCACGGCGTACGATCTGGCGGTCGCTGGCGTACGCCATCTCATCGCCTTCTTCGATGTCCTCACCGCAATGACGGCAGTGGCCGCCTTTGAATGATGCGGTGAACCACCGGAGGGGTTCAGCGTCGGGGTCGAACATGGCGGGTGTTGCTGGCATCACGTTTCCCATCTACCGAAAGGGGCCGATGTCCGGGGGCAACCGAGGAGAGCCCATCGCGGACACCGGCCCCATCGAGGTTGTCGAACCCCGGGCCGATCGGGACAACGGCAATCACAGTATGGCCGATAGCCCGGGTTTCGTCAACTAAATTTCTTCCAAATCGACCTCGTCCAGATCCGCGTCGTCGTCGCCGGTATCCACGTCGTCCTCCACCTCGACGTCCTCGGCGTCGTCGTTGCTGGACGCTGCCGGGCTGCTGGTGACGTCGGACGCGGGGAACGTGGCCGTGATGACGGACTTCTTCTTGCCTTCGTACTCGTCGTCGTCCAGCGCGGCCCCGATCGTCTTGCCCACCAACTTGTTGGGGTCGACCTTGACGCGCTTCTTCGGCACGGCCATGCCCGCAGCGATGAACAGGTTGCGGACCTTCCACGCGAACTTGGCGTCGGTGTGGTTGACGTAGTACGGGTAGGTGAGCCGTTCGCGACCCGCCAGGGCGAGGGTGAACACCCACTGGACGGACGTCTTCTCGCCCTCCTTCTTGTGGTCGTCCACGGCCTTGACGATCAGCCGGTAATCACCGGCCGGGACGCGCTGGGGGTTGAACTGCCCCCGGTCCTTGACGTTCGTCATGTCGATGATTTTGGCGGTTGCTACCACGTTACTTGCCTTCCTTCATTGCTCGGACAACGCTCGGGATGGTCGGATCGGGAATGAAGTTCGGGAGGGTGTATGCCGAACGATACCCCGTGTCGTAGGAGGGATGCGGACCCACCCACAGGCGGCGCTGGATGCCGGTGACCTCTTTCTCCACGATCTTCTTGGTTTCACGATCGCGGTACCGCTTGGTGAACGTCCCGTCAACCGTGTAGATCCGGCCGATCAGATCCACGACCGAATTCAGCGCGCCGCGCGCACCCTTGGGCAGGTCCGGGACGAACATGGCGCCGACGATCTCGGCTTCCTCGTCGACCTCGGCGGGGTCCTCGATCTCGATCATACGCTCCTGCGCCGTGAAGATGATTCCGAGGTTGCGCAACGAATGCAGGTTGTCGAGCATCCCCTTGAACATCTCGCCGGACCGGCCGTAATCCTGCTTCCCCACCTGGCCGGGTTTGCGCGTGAGGTCCCGTTCCATCTCCTGGTTCATGACCCACCGGAGACCCATGTTGGCGATCTTGGTGGTTCCGTCGACAGCCACCCACTGGTACGGCTCGTTGGTGATGGGGGACTTGCCACCACCGCGCAGAAACATGTACGCGTCGTGCATGTCGTCCCACGACGTCACCGGCCACACGTCCGGGTTCGATCGGGTCTCTTCCTCGGTACCGGTCTCGGGGTCCAGGATCAGCACGTTCGGGATGGTGGTGCAGAACCGCGTCTTCCCCTTCTTGTTCCGACCGTAGATCAGGAACCGGGGCTTGCGTTTCCCACCGCCAGGTTTGTGAATCTTCGCCGCTGCGATCGCGGCATAATCCTTGCGCTCTGCCATGTCACCTCCTTGCATCACTCACTCAATGCGATCATTGTTCCGCGCGGTGTGGAGACCGTCAACTTTCGTCGTTGGTGGGTTTCTCGTCGTAATAGTAGTCGAGCGGATCCCCGGTGCGGAATTGCTGCCGTCGGATGTTGGCGGCCTGCGGGTGGTCGGTGCCTTGGAACATCTCGACGGTGCACAGATCGCTGAACCGGCACCACGAACACGACCGGTCAACCACACGCTCCACGGCGTCTGGGTCGGTCCAGTCGTACCCGTGCATCCGGTCACGCGTGCGCATGGCTTCCTTCATCACGCGCGCCAGCATGGCGTCGTCTTTCTCCAACGTATCGCGACGGAAGAACGGCGACGACTGGACGTGATCCGGTCCCTGCCACCGTTGCGATTTCAGGTACCGCAGCCAATCCCGGTACGGGTCGATGTCCAGCCCGTATTCCTTGATGGCGCGGTACGCAGTCGGGAAATCAGTGACGATCTTGGATCGTGACAACCGCGATCCCTTGTCGACCAGCGCCGGCTTGGTGGGTGCCTTGGCCAGCACGTAGTTCCAGATGAACCCGTAGACCGGGATGTCGTTGGCCAGCGCACACCAGATGTACAGCGCGGATGCCTTGTCGCGCAACCGGAACCCGTGATCGGGTAGACGCACGTGGCTCTTGTGGTCAACGATGGCCAGCCCGTAATCGTCTTCGATCAACGCGTCCAGACGCATTCGGTACACGCCGTTTCCGTCCGGCCACGGGGCCTCCAACGTCAACTCGGTCTCGTGTACCTTCCACCCGTGATACCGGTCCTCCTTGTCGGCACCGTAATGCCAGAGGTACGATTTCATGAGTTGTTCCATCTCGGCCGGGAGGTCCCCGAGCGCGTCCTTTTCCTCGTCGAACAACCGGCCGTACTGGTCGACCAATTGCTTGTGTGCCGCGCGCCACGACCGACCGGCGTAATACTCCTCCAACAACTTGTGGAACCACGTACCCCGATGCAACGGCTTGTCATCCGTGCGGATGATGCGCGGCTTCAACCGCTGGTGGTACTTGTAATCCGTCTGCTTCGGACACCGACCGAACGCCTTCAACATGCTGTGTGTCGTGATCGCGTTGCCTGCGTCGTCCACATACAGCGGTGTGGTGACGGGGACGATCTGGTGCTCGTACTTGGTCATGACGGGTGGCTTTCGATGTGCAACCGACGGCACTTGGTGCTACACAACTTGGCCGGGCATCGTGCCTTGTTGCACCTCCATTCAACCTTCATTTCACCACCGCATTGCGGGCATGTCCTCATGACACATTCTCCAATATCCAGCGGTTCAATTCGGCGGGTGTGGATACGACCACACCGGGGACCTCGGATGCGCCACCCCAGTGGGTACCCACCTTGACATCCGCGATGATCGGCACGGTAAGATCCAGTCCGAACAGTTCGCGCAACGGCAGGGTTTCCATCGTGCCCTTGATCAATGGCAACGCTTCGGACAACTCGTCGTTGGGGATCTCGTAATTCACCGCGTCGTGCACCAGGCCGATAGCGATGGAGTCCATACCCCGGCGTCGGAATTCCCGAGACACGTGCACCATTGACAGCGCGGCCATGTCCGACGCCAACGCCTGCACCGGGCTGTTGATGGCCTGCCGTTCGGCTTCGGCCTGTACGCCCTTGTCCGGCGAATAGATGTCGGGCAGGTGCCGGATGCGACCCATCGGTGTCTCCACACGGCCGTACTTGCGGACCAACCGGCGCTGCTTGGCGTGCCATGGCAGCAGGTCCGGGAACCCGGCAAAGAACGCTTCTCGGAACGCTCGGGCTTCGTGCTCGGTCACGCGTAGGCCGTAATTCGACCATGCGGTCTCGATGAATTTCATCCATCCCATGCCGTACAAGAACCCGAAATTCACGGCCTTGGCCTTCTTGCGTTCCTCGGGTGTCACAGCGGACGCCGGTTTGCCGGTCATCTGCATAGCGGTTGCCATGTGGATGTCCTGGCCCGTGGCGTACAGGTGGAGCATGCGGCGTTCCTTGGCGAAGAACGCAGCCAACCGCAATTCGATCTGGCTGTAATCCGCCTCGACGAACCGCGACCCCGGGGGAGCGCCGAACACACCGCGCGCCAGTTTGTTGCGTGGCACCTGTTGCAGGTTCACGCCCTTCTGGTTGCGGGCACCAGCGGTGATCTTCTCGGCGTCTTCCTTGCCGGATGACAAACGACCGGTGCGCGTGCCCCATGGCTTGAACACGGTGTGCATGCGGCTGTTGGCATCGATCTGCTGCGACCACGGCGTGAAGAACGCGGTGTCGTACTTGTTCCACTCGACACGTTCAACCATCAACTTGGCTGCCGGGTGCTGTTCGGCCAGCGACGCCATGATGTCTTCCGCCATCGAGGGCATTCCCGATTTGCCGGTGGCCAGCACGGGCAACCCGAGGTATTCGAAGAGCCACCACCGTGCGAAGTTGGACGCGTTGAAATTGATCTGCAATTCACCACGACGGTTGAAGAATTGCTCGGGTATGTCGTTGTCCGGGGGGAGGTGTTCACGCAGCCCGGCGTGGATACGATCCAGGATCGTCTTGACTTCCAACCAATTCTGCTCCAACTGATCCCGGTCGACGTACACCCCGTTGATCTCGACCAGGACCAATTCCTGGATCAGCGGCATCATGAGGTGTTGGAACAGCCGCAACGTGCGCTTGTGTTCGGACAGTTCCACGCGCAGCACGTAGTACAACCGCAACGTGTGCCAGGTGTCCAACCCGTTGTACGCCAACACCTCGTCCAGCGGCGTGTTGAGCAGGTCTTTGGTGTCGATGCCCCACGGGTCTGCGCCCAGTCGTTGTTGCGCGGTTGGCTTCAACCCCTTGGGCTGATTCTCGTCCAGCAACGCCAGTGCAATGATGGTGTCGAACGTCGGCAACATCGGGACGTCGAAGTACGTCATCCACTTGGAATCGAACTTGGCATTGTGCGCCACCCGCTTGGGTACCGCGCACAGGTATTTCGCCAACGCCCGGAGCACCGCGCGCCACTTGGTCCGCCATGGGGACTCGGGGTGGTACAACGGGATCTGCCACACCTCGGCGGTGTCCATGCCCCCGTCCGTAGCCGTGGTCAACGACAGCGACACGATCCGGCCGTCTGTATCCCACGGAGAGGCCCCCGTCGTTTCGATGTCGTATGACACAACCGTTGCGGCGCGCAATGCCCTTACAACGGCTCTCAACCCCTGCTTCGTGGCCACCGTGTGAACGCGGTCCGGTGGCGGTACGTGGTGTGGCGGTACGTCAGCGCCGGCAGTGTCGTTGACCATCCGTGCGAAATACCGGAGGTCGGCCAGGAACCCCCCGATCAACCCGGGGTTCCGATTGACGGCGCTGGGGCTGATCGTTGGGAAGATGACGCCGGTACCCTCGGTCACGGCGAATGTCTTGCCCCGGTTCTTCGTGATGTCCGCCCAGCCGGACGCAGCGAACCACGCCTCGGCACCCAGGCACAACACAAACTCGGGATTGAGGAATTCAAATTCACGCCGAAGGTATGGGGCACATGCCTTTTGGTGCACCTTGGTGGCTTCCATGCCCCATACCTGGCATTTCAACGCGGACAACCACATGATCTGGGTGAGGTCGATGCCGACATCACGCAGGTACGTTTCCAGTTCCCGACGCATGCGGGATTCTGTCGATAGCGGTGTCTTGGTGACCACGGCTATCCGCGCGCCGTTCGGGCCCTGCCCCGTCACGCACCGGTGTTCGCCATCGGCTTCCTCGTGCAATGCGCAATCGGTGCAGACCGCGTTACGCACGGCCAGCCGCAGTCGTTTGTTCACGCCGCTTTTCCTCCCGTGTACCACACGTCCACACCGGCAGCACGAAGCAATTCCACGCCGGACATGTCGCGGTACGGCGCATCGTAATACACAGTGGACAGCCCGGCGTTGACGACGATCCGCGCGCACGCGACACACGGAGCCATGGTGACGTAAAGATCCGCATGGTTGGTTGCCACACCGAACCGAGCCGCGAACGCAACGGCGTTGGCCTCCGCGTGCGTGGCCGTGGTGCACCCCAGTTTGTCGGCCGGGCAGGACGGGTGATGATCCAGCCCGTCGTCCCCGTATCGTTCCCCGGGCGCCCAGGTCTCCGATTCGCACGTGCAGGTGTGGTCACAATGCGGCAGGCCGGATGGTGCGCCGTTGTACCCGGTTGCGATGATCCGGCCGGACACCGCGATCACGGCACCTACCTGCGCACGGCTACACGTGCTCCGGCTGGCGAACACGTGAGCGGTGTCCATCAGCACCGCTTCGCGGCTACGGCGCGTCATGCGTTCCGCCCCGTGATGGTGTGGTTTCCCACCTGGCGCTTGATGGCCCAATCGTCACCGACGAACGAGTGCAACGACGTGATGTGCATCGTGAGCGAATCCGCGAAGACGTCATGTCCGCGCACAACGAGCGCGTCACACACCCATTGCGCCAGTCGACCGGCCATGTAGATGTCATCCCGGAGGTACCGCACGTAGTCACACGAGCGCATGAAGTACACCACGTGCAGCCGGTCGGGAGCGTCGTCCACACCGGACGGCCGCACGATGAAGTGATAGCCGATGGTGCACGGCACACGCTGCTTCTCGGTGGCCCCGGTGTCCTCGGGGAACCACACGGGTAGAAATGCCTGGCGCGTGTACAGCGACCGGTCCATCAGGTCCACGACGTCCCCCAGGTCACCGTACGCGTACCGGATCCCGTTGTGGGGCACGAACACCTGTCGGCCATTCGGTCGGGTCTGACCGACGTTGGCGAACTTGGGCCAGAACCGTTCGGGGTACGTATGGCTGAACACCCCGTCTTGCGTATGCCGCGCGTTGTTGGCCTGGGCGTACGGCCAGTTGACGTGCGACGGTGCGGGGTTCATCGGCTCTCCCGACACTCGCTCGGCGAAATGCTCGTCTGCCCATTCGCGGTTGGGGCTGACCAGCGACGCCCAGGTGTCGACGTCACCCGGCAGGTCGAAGTGCAGGGACACGTTGAGCAGTTCCCGCGTCGCGTACTGCGGGATGCTGGCGGTGTCCATCGCGTGAACCTCGCCGGTGTGGAACGCATCCTGCCGGAGCAGCAACCGGCCGTGTTGCAGGATCAGTTCATTCGGTGTCAATGTGTCCTCCCTGAATCAACACGTTCCGCATGGCCAGGTTGGTCTTGGCGACGCGCTGGCTCAACACGTTCATTCCCTCGGCGGCCTCGACGTATTTCTTGTCCAGCAGTTGGTTCGTGATCGCAGTCAATGCGGCATCGACCTCGAACCGGAACTGGTCAAGAGAATTGGCCAGCGCCGTTTCACTAATCCTCGCCATCGTCCTCGTCTTCCATGTCGTCGTCATCCAGCAGCGTCCCGTCCGACGGCCGGAGCGCCGCGAACGTCAATGATGATGCCGGTGTGGACGGGAGCGGCGGAAACGGGCCGATGTCCTTGGCACCACCGGCGAACTGTGCGGCGTACTCGGACCCGAATATCTCGGTGTGGAACCGACGCCGGACGCGGTTGAACGATGAGAACGCTTCGTCGCCGTACAACTTGCCCGGCCGATCGCATTTCAGGATCCGCGCGTACCCGTCCAACGCCTTGCGGTATCCCGGCTGGTTCCCGTCCACCACACGGGGACTCCACTCGATCCGGGCGTCTACGTCCTCATCCATCTGCTCGCGGATGCCCGCATCACCAAGGGCCCAGGCAAGTGATCGGAAACCGTGGAATTGAGCCAGGTCGAGCGTCCAGATGAATCGCATATCCGCAGGATCGATACCTGTGATTGCCCCGCATTCACGAGCGAAGACGTGAGCAACGGTGACGTCGAGTGCGGCCAGGTAACCGAAGTACGTAGTACGAGAGTGAAGAGAAACAGTCGGCACCGGATTGCTGCGATACGACAGATTGAGCATGCAGGAACCCCAGCGACGCCGTACATTACGGCCAGTTCCACGTCCCTGAACGGTGCGTGTGCGCAGTACCGCGATCCCCCGGCCGCGACCCACAAGGCGATCATCCACCTTCGCGAGACAATCATCCAGGTCCCCCTTGTCGAGGTATTGGCGAACCATCATCGTCCACCGGGAGGGCGGGATCCACAACCGTTTGAGGTCGAAATTCCAGTCGAAGGATTCGCACCCGATCGTGACGTTGTGCAGGCCGACCTCGGTACCGTGCGCCCAATCGCGCTCGGTCCGCTTGTCCCCGAACATGAGCATTTCGCACACGCCGTCATGCATCTTGGTTGCGTCGGGGAAGATGAACGGTCCGGGGATCACGCCTGCACCACCGGTGTATCCACAGCCACCCGTTCAATCGAGCACCATCCCTTGCCCGAACCCTCGGGGCCGGTGTGGGTGGGTGTGCAGAGCACCCCAGTATCGTCGTACGAGCGTCGGCACGACGGGCACTTGCCCGTCACCCCATCATACCCTTCTCGTTGCCTGGCGCGGTTCACGGCCTGCTTCTTGATGTATCCCCGGTACACGTCTTCCGGCGTCATCCCGCCCAGCAGGGCCAGGTTGATCCAGAAGTGGAGACCGTCGATCATCTCCGACATGAACGCTTCGCGGTTGAAATGCTCGGACGTGGCCCACGGCTTCCACGCGATCTCGTTGCTGGCCTCTCCCAACTCGAACACGAGGGACAGCGATTGCGTACGGAAGTAATCCGCCCGTGCCTTGGGGTCCATGGCCGACAGGTCCCCATGCCCCAGAACCACCTCCTGGAATTCGCGCTGCATGCGCATGATCGTAGCCAGCCGGTCCTCGGTGGCGTTCACCGGGGGTTCATGCGCCATTCGCGTTCTCCTTCTTGTGCCATGCGCCGGACGCGCGAAATCAGGACACCCCGGTTGGCCGACCCTGCCGGCGCTGTGGTGTAATCGTGCACGAGGAACGGTCCGGCCCACATCTTGTGTGACCGTTCGTACGCCTGGTAAACGTCGTAGATCTTGCCCACGACGTCCGGCCGGTCACGCTCGGGGTTGACGTTGTTCACGACCTCGGCGTAGGGCGGGATGCACCACACCACCACAACGCGCGGCACCAGCGTCGCCAGCATCCGGTCGACCCACGACGGGAACTGGAACTGGCCCTGCAACGATCCGCGCACCACCGGCCCGTAGATCAATTCGCTGATGAGTGGATGCCGGTCGTAGATCCAGGTGTGGTACCCGGACGTGAACGCCGGTGTAGCCAGGTCGTCCATGACCCGCATGTCCAGGTCTTCCGGTGGTTGCGTCCGTGACTGGACGAAACGCGGGTGTACCGGCAACCCCAGGTGGTTGGCCAGATCCCGGATCAGGTCGGTCTTTCCTGCCCCGTCCGGACCCTCCACGATAATGTGTCTCATCACTGCCCTTCTACGATCATCGTGCGGTCGGTGCATATTACGTGAGGTTTTTCGAGCCAGACAAATCAGCGGGGATACCACCGGTGTGAGATGTCATTTCTGGCGGAGAATAGACCGGGGGTTGCGCATGATTTCTTTACTGACGTCCGTATCCATCTGCAACGATTCGTACAACATCTCGTCAACCGTACCGGGTGCAATGAGGTACGTGAACGTAGTCGATGAACGCGAGAGGGCAATCCGGTCACAGCATTGCGTGAAATCGACCCAGTTCGGAGTAAGCGAGTACCAAACCATGTGAGCCGCAGTTGATAGATCAATACCCAGCGATGCCGCCTGGGGTTGTACGACCATCGCACCGGCGCCTTGATGAACACGGAAATCTCTGATGTTGCCATCGGTCACCTCTCGGTGGATACCGCCCCTGATTTCCCAGAACGGGATCTTGTAATGGTCCATCGTCTGACCAATGGCACGCAGGTCCGGTTTGAACCGCCCGGCCACCACGATCTTCTCGTCTCGTTCCGCCACCTCCTCGGACACGATGGCATTCAACGCCTGCTGCTTCTCGTCGCTGATCCGGCGTGGTACCGTCACCAGGATGGGTTCTCCCGTGCGCGGGTGTCGGGCGCGCTTCTGCACACCGACGAACCCGGACGTGATCTGCAACAGCCGCAGCGTGACCACCAGCGGGATGGACGCCTCGGCTATCTCACCGTTCTCCAACTGGGTGACGAATTCCTCCGCCATCTCATCGTAATGCCGAGCGGCCGCACGCGACAGCGGGGTGTGGATGATGCGGTGCTCACGCGGGGGCAGATCGAAACAATCCTCACGCCGGACCACGATGCCCACACGATGGACGTGCCGTTGGAGATCGGCCATACCGCGTTCATCGGGACGCAGCCATTGCGGGAACCCGTTCTTGGCTGTCCACATCCCTGTGTGGTTCTTGAACTCGTCAACGGTCAGACCCCATGGGGGCAGATCGTCGATGAACTTGGACTGCATGTACATGTCATACGCGCGCTTGGCTTTGGTAACGGGCGTCCCCGTCAGCAGGAACCGGAACGCGAACAGACCCCGCATCGACACCACCAGGTTGGATACCTTCCCCTGCGGTGCCTTGATCTTGTGGCTTTCGTCCAGCACGCATGCAGCCGGACCCCGGCCGACCCATTTCTGGATCCGTGCCCGGTGCTTGAACCTGCCGTTGGCGCGTGACCGTGCACCAGACCTGGTCTTCCGTCCGGGCGTACCGAACGCGTCGTAATTGATCAGCACCACCTGCATGTCATACGCACCCGGCATCGGAGGGATGTCGTGCTGGCGCGCGTCCTTGTCCCACACGATGATCTGGATGTTCAGCGGGGAATGCGTGTGAATCTCGTGGATCCACGTACCCAGCACGCGGTTAGGTGCGACGATCAACACCTTGCGCAACCCGTACAACGAGTGCAGGCACCCGAGCGTGTCGATGGTGGTCTTGGTCTTGCCCGTTCGGGGTTCGAGGAACAGCGCCACACCGGGCTTACCGGCTTTGAATCGACGGATCGCGAACTTCAACGCCCGTACCTGGTGGGCATACGGCCGGGTTTTGAAGACGTATTTCATGGCTCCCTTTTCTCCACCACCACGATAGGCCCTGACCGTGTGAACGGCATGCACACGTAGCACGGCCACGCGTCGAACCGCTGCCGGGCGTCACCCCTGGTCACAGCGCGGATCTTGGGTCTCTTCTCCATGCCCGCGCATCGTAGGTTATTGGAGCCATATGTGTCGTGCATGACGTAGCGGGTCACAGGAATACCTCCGCGAATGCCCACCCGATGAGGCCACCGATGATAACACCCGCAGCAATAAGCAGACGTTCCGGGGTGATTATGCGCCGTCTCGGCACCCGGGGGCTTTGCACGCGATCACCTCGATCTTGTCGTTTTGGTAACCCACAGACCAAGGCGTGGTGTCCCTTCCGCACGCCGTAAACGTGTGGACTTGTGATACGCGGTGCTGAACGGTTGGCCGACCTCCGGCCGTCCGAGCGACCAGATACACGCCCTTGGTGAATGTCATCACCGATTCCTCTCATGATGCCAATCTCATTCCACAGAACACACAACGGGGTGCACCCTCGTCCAGTGGCACGTTGCGCGGGATGGCGTGGTGCCGCGTGAACTGCTCGAACGACGACGGACGACGACAGCGCACGCACCAAGCATACGGGTATTCAATGAGGTGCGCCAGCACGGGTACCTCCCGCGTGCGCGTCTCAATTTTCGCAGCCGTCAATCCCCGTGCCCGGACGCGCACCTTGTAATCCTCGGTCCGTGTGGGTGGCGCGAACAACCGGCGTCGGGACACCAGCGACACGTCCTCAATGTCGGTGTCACGGATCAGCCGCACCGTCATCTGCCACGCCTGACCGTACTGGCCGAACTTGCCCATCATCCACTTGCCATCCGTGCGCAGCGCGATGACCGCCCACGGCTTGCCCCACGACAGGTTATCGGGCAGCGATGGTAACGTCTTCATGTACCTCCGGAACGCCGCGTCTTCCAACAGCGTACGGAGCGGTGGTGGCTTGATCACGCCGGGATCATACGTGATCGGGAAGGAGCCGTGCATGGTGTAATGTACGCATCATGCCGACACGAAGTACACGGGTTCGAGGACCCGTCAACGTCTATCTGGATTTCAAGGAATGGGAGGAATTCAAGGAGTTGATGCGCCAACGCGACATCACCCCATCCACCCGGCTGCGCGCGTACATCCGTGCGGAATTGAAGAAGGCCAAGGCACGTACCGATGGCAAGGCGTAACCAAGAGATTGACGACCTGCAACCGCTGGAACAACCGCGCCGTGTGGACGGCCGCATAGAGCACACCATCATCGATTTCACCAACGCAGATGTGCACGGGCACCTGCAATACCTGTTCAACCACACCCGTGGGTATGTGTTCCTGGCGACGCTGGATCGTAGCGAGGTCAAGCCCATTCCTCGTGATACGTCGTTCCGGTGGCCCGAGGATTACGACAAGATGATCGAGTGGATTTCCGAAGCCATTCAAAAGCCGTGGACCGAGGTATTCATCTGCCCATACCCCATGAAGCAGCGGGTCATTGCGGAGGGTGACCGGAAGCGGTCGGGCCGGAAAGCCGGTGCGTCCAGCAGCCGGTGGGTCATCCACGCGGACGTGGACCGCCCGTTGACGCGCGCCGTCAGCGACCGTCTGCGGGCCTGGGGGTTCCGTGTGGTGGCATCGGGTACACCCGGCCACGTTCAGGTCTATGCGCGTCTCTCACGGTCTCTGACGGTGGCCGAACACCGGGGGTTGGCCGAAGCGTTGCGCGCGTTCGTCAACGGTGACGACAAGATCAGTGACAACGATTACCTGAAACTGCCCGGATCGTGGAACCACAAGAACCATCCCCGTGTGGAAGAACACAAGCGCAATGACCGCAAGTACCCGGTGGCCATTATCAGCAATGGACGCCCGAAGGTCGACGCGGATCGCCTGATCAAGGAATTGAAAGCCACACCGTTGGAAGCGGAAACGGCCGTGCAACCCACACCGCAGTGGGTCACCGTGCCGGGGTCGTGGAAATACCGGCTGCCGCCGCACCTGCAAACCTATATGAACATGCCGGTAGACGGCGCAACCGACCGATCGTCTGTGTGTCACGCGGCCGTCCTGGCGTTTGCCGAGCATGGTCTGACGCGCGATCAGGTGCACACCGCGCTGGATGATTTCGATCCCGGCCTGGACAAGTACAAGACGTCGGACCGGTGGCACAACGAGATTGACCGGATCCTGGGCAAGCAACGCGCCGTTGCCGAGGTTGACATTGACCAAGATTTCTGGGATCGGCGCCCGGTGCTGGCCCACATCCGACAGGTGGCTTGGGCGTCGCTGGCGTCCCCGCTGGCCACGTTGGCTGTCGCCATGGTCGAAGCGTTCCAAGCCGTACCGCCGTGGGTGTACCTGCCCACCGTGGCCGGTCGGGACGGTGGCGGTATCCGGTCGCTGAATTATTTCGTGTTGTTGGAAGGTTCGTCAAGCCAGGGCAAGGGAACGGCCACGGGTGCCGCACGCGCCGCGATCAAGTTCACAGCGAACCCCGTGCGCGTCGGGATCGGGTCGGGTGAGGGCGTATCCAAGGTGTTCCGGCGTCGCTCGGTCAAGGGCGAACAGGGGGAGTTTCAGTGGAAGACCCGGTCTGCCATTCTCGACGTCCCGGAGATTGGTACGCTCAAATCGCTGATGGCCCGCCCCGAGAATACGCTGACGGCGGAATTGTGCAAGGCATGGGCTGGCGAACGGCTGGGATTCCAGAACAGCGACGAAGGTAAAACCGTCCCGGTGCCCGAGAACGAATACCGCCTTGGTTTGATCGTGGGCGCGCAACCGGGCGCGTGCGGACCACTGCTCAACGGGGCCACGATCGGTCTACCGCAACGGTTCCTGTGGGTGCCGACGTCTGATCCCACCGTGCCGGATGAGCCCGTGTCCATGCCCGAACCTATGGTGGTGGAACTGCCCCAACCTGCCGGCGCTGCGGATGGTGCACCGTACGTGCTGAAACTCCCCGACGTCATCCGCCGTACGGTGTGGGAGCGTCGCCACCGGGCGTTGCGGGGTGAGTTGAGGGAAGACCCGTTGGACGGTCATGCAATGCTGGTGCGCATCAAGACCGCCGTGGGGTTCGCATTGCTTGACGGGCGGCTGGACGTCAACGAAGAGGATTGGGCGTTGGCCGGGATGCTGATGACGGTATCCATGCAGACGCGTAAATCCATTCAAGCCGAGTTGTCCAAGTTGGATCACAAGGCGGATGTGAGCGCCGGTACCCGTGCGGCGCGTCGCAAGATGGTTGAGGACCGAGTGGTCACCCAGGATGCGGTAGAACGCGCGATGGGTCGTATTAAGGCCGTGTTGAAGCGAGAACACGACAAGGGACGTGAGTGGGTGGGTGGGATCGCGGCGTTGGTGCCACGGTTCAAGGATCACGTACCTGCCGCATTGGCTCGGTTGTTGAAGGCCGGAGACATACGTCAGCGCAAGATGAACAGGGGACACCAATACAGGTTAAGCGATTAGCATTTAGCGTTTAGCGTTTAGCATGACGCGCGGCCCGAAAACCAAAAGTGAATCGGACATATATGTAAAAAAAGAGAGAGAGACCGCTTTACGTTAGATACATCGGCGGATGGTTTTCCCGCCGGACATGCTAAACGCTAAACGCTAAACGCTAAATCCTCACGTGCTAATTACCGGATCGGGGAAAAACGATGGGTGCTACACCGCAATTGGTTGGACGGGGGTACACGACATCTTCCGCTTGGGCCTGGCAATCGGCGTCAGGCGAATGGTGGAGGGTTGTGGAGTGGGATGAAGGAGAGCCACCCGTGGCGGTTGACCGGGGTGGGGTGCGATGGGAGATCTTGGGTTCTGGAATGGCGTACCTACGGCCGGTGACGGATGAGGAATGGAGGTCGTTGTGACGACGCCTGATGGTGGTGTGGATGGCGGGTCGGTGGCGCGGCCTATGGTGCGGGTTGTCGGGTCGCGCATAGACGGAGAACTCGTTAGACTGCTGCCGTCGGGCTTTTCCGGGGCCTACGAAGAACTGGTCTTGCGGTGCTTTCCGGTGCTGCGGGGTGACCCTGCGAAGGACCCAGATTCTGTGGTCGCTCCCGGTCGGGCTGTTCGTACGCGCACGAGCACGGGCCAGACCGAGACGCGGAGCGGAGCGCACAACGCCCGGAGGTCCGGTCTCAATACCCGAGACCCGTTGGGGTCCGAGCGCGCCATGCGATTGAGGGCCCGTGTGGACCGGAAACTGCGGGCGCTCGGCCGGGAGATGCAGACGTACCTCGACGCGGGTAACGCGCGCCGAGACCAGTTGCGGCGCTGCACGCGGTGTCGTACGTTCGCTGACACGGATTGGCTGTACTGCCCCCGAGACGGGGCACCGACCGAACAGGTGGATTGATGATGAGACGACGTGTCCTCGTGGGCGCCCTGTGCGCCATGCTGGCGCTCGTTGGCTGCGGCGGAAATCCTAGGATTGACCGCCCGGCCACGACCGACAGCGAGGATTACACGGGCCAGCCGCAGGCCATCGCGTCCAAGCGTGTGGATGAGCCCGTGATGGGCACGCGGACCAAGTACAAGAACGAGACGTATTGCGTCACCAAGAAGGCGAACGGCACGTGCAAGACCTGGGGGTCACGCAGGGTGGTGGACGGTACCGAGACGTACGAGGTGGACGATCGGGACTGGGTGCTGGTGCTGACCGATGGCACGGAGGTCGACGTGGACCAGGCCGAGTACGACCGGTACCAGGTGGGAGCGACGTACCCGTGACCCGCAACGAGCAGCCGAGACGGGAGTACGTGGCACCACCGCCGACGCAGCGCGTGATGGGTGGCGCGTTCCTCCCGCTTGGTGTGCGTTCCTCGAACCGCTGCCGGGCTCGGCACGATGTGCCATACTCGTTGCGGTGTATCCACAGCGCCGGACATGAACCGGCGGTCAAGCACCGGGACAAGGAGATGAACGAATGGTGAAGCCGGAGTACGTGGCCGTGGTGCGCGTGGAGCGCATGACGCCCCGGACGGTACCGCCTGTGCGTCGGGGCTCGACCATCACGGACGAGAAGACGGTGCGTGACAAGGCGGAGGTGTTGTCGTTCACCGTGCGCGCCGAGCACCCGCACCAGATCAAGAACATGGTCCGGGAGATGATGACGGCCGGGCTGCTCAACGAACCGGTCGGAGAGCCGGTCGTGGAAGACGACGAGGAAGACGAGGAGATGTGATGCACCGGAGATTCATGGTTCGCCTGTCGGTTATCGAGATCGCATCGGCGAACGGTCCGACCGCGATCTTCGGGAACACCACGACCGACAAGATCTTGGACGCGTCGGTGCGCATCGGCAGCGTCCAGGACATCCGCAGCGTCATCGACGGTCTGCTGTTCGAGGGGATCCCGGACACGCAGCGTGAAGACGAGAAGGAAGACCCCGTCGTGGCGTCCGGTGGTCGGTGGGTGTCCAGCCCGGCACGGCCAACGGTGGCCGACCTCATCCGTGACGGAGCGTCCGGCCAGTTCACCGCGAACCTGCCGCCCACGGTCGAGGCGTCGGGTGACGTCGAGTACGGTGGGCGCGAGGGCCCGTCGGATTTCCCGATCAAGACCCCCATTCCCGAGGGCGAGGAATTGAAGGGCGGAAAGCACAGCGGTAACTGTTCGTGTTCGGGCTGCGAACCCATCCTGCCGGGTGAGACCGCCACGATCCAGGTTCCCCCGGCCATGAAGACGCGCCCGATCAAGGATGACCCGCAGGCATGAGCGGCGGGCGGCTGCGCGACCAGTGGCCGGGGTGGCTGATCGCGTTCATTACGCTGACGGTCATCGTGGCGGGGATCGTGGCCGTCGTTTATCGGGGTAGCTGAACAGCGTCAGAGCCCCGTAGAGACGTTGGGGGGTCGTATCGCGGGTGATTCCCGCCGTGCGGCCCCTTTAACGTCTGTACGACGCGCTGAATGGCTCCGATGGGTGGCGTATCGTCGGGCTATGCGTATCGATGACGATAGGAAACGGCTGGACATGACGACGGAAGCCGCATCGTGGGTGTGGAAGAACGACCAGGAGGGGTACGACGACTGGCTGAACGCCTGCGTGCGGGATACGCCCGAGTCGTGGGACGGTGACGACAGTCAGGAACAGATCGTGCTGGATTACATCCGTCATCTGGAACGGTTGGTCACGGCCGCGTACGGGGTCGACGGGTTGGAGCGGTACCACGAGGGGGTGGCCGAGACGATCACGGCGTTGGAGGAAATGAACACGATCCGTGACTGGGTCAAGACCAACCTCCCGCACGTCGACACGTCGGGGGGTGTGGCCAAGCCCGTCGTGGGACTGCTGCACATCACCAAGACCGGCGTGGACTCGATCCTGCCGGTGTTCCAGTCCATTATCAGCACGTTCGGAGGACAGTTCCGGGCGCTCGGATTGTACAGGAAGACGCGATGACGACGCCAGCACCGAAGACCACATGGGTCTGTGATTGGACGCATTGGCAGGGCATGACGCTGCCCGCGTACGGCGTGGCCAACGAGGGTTACGGCATGGTCAAGTTGAAAGCGGGGGGTGCAACGTCCGGGGGTCGGTTTTTCGAAGACCCCAAGTTCCACGAGAACGCCATCGCGCTCGTCAACGAACCCCGACTGTTGCCCGGTGCGTACTGGTATCTGATGCCGGGGCGCGCGACGGCGCAGGCCGGTCTGTTCTTCGACATCCTGAACGGGTATGGTGTCCACACCTGGGCTGCTTTCCTGGACGTCGAGGAGCGCGGCCTGTCGTACGCGGACGTGCGCAAGTTCGCCCTTGCCTGGGAACGGTTGACGGCCGGGCAACCGCTGGCGCTGTACACGTCACGTAGGGTGTGGGAAACGCTGGGCAACCCGTCGCCTGGGTACAACGTGCTGACGTTCTTGGAAGAAGCGCATTGGGTGCCGGAGACGGTGCGCAAGGATCCCGCACGGCCATACGCCAGCCAGCAGGCGCGATTCATCGATCGTACCTGGTGGGACGTGAACTACGGCGGCTGGGCGCGAGCGGATATGATTCAGTTCACAGACAATGCGCTGGTGATGGGGAAGCGCACCACGGCATCGCTGTATCCAGGAACCCAGGCGCAACTGCGCGCCGCGTTGATCGGAGGGTCATGAAGAAGACGATCGAAATCAAGGCCGACGGTGGCGGTCAGATCACGTTCGAGCAGTTGGAACGGTTGGTGGCACAGGCCAAAGCGGAGGGTGCCGGACCGCTGGGTACGACCGTCAAGGCGTTGGTGCGGTTCAACGGCACGCTGCGGGCGCTGTCCATCGAGATGGAGGCCAAGGACGCCAAGGAAGATGACGCCTGGCTCGCTCGGCAAATGTGAGCCCGGGGTCGGGTACGATCATCCCGTAATGCACATGTGAGAGGGGAGAAACCGAGGTGAAATCGACAGAGGAGGTGGGGCTGGTGTTCGGTACCCATCCGCTGGACGACGATGATCTGACCGGTGACATCATAGAGGTCGGGTTACGCAAGCGCATGGGTGAGCACAACCCCGCCGTGGGTGAGATCACGCGTGACCTGCTGGCGCGGTTACGTGCGTACCGGTATGCCGAGATGGAAGATCTGGTCATGGGTGGCACGCACTGGCACGGGCACTGATGGACGATGCCGCGTTAGAACGGTTCGCCAGGGTCGGACCGGCAAACGAACGGATAGCAGCGGCGTTACGGCCGTTCAATCCGAGGTATCGGGCGCGCATCATGGAGGTTGCGCGTGAAATCGGAGGAGAGAAACATGGCGGATGGGAGAACATCGTTGTTCTCACGGCTGCTGCGGCGGGATCGGGGGCCGAACTCGGGGCCTTCCGGGAAATCCTCGCCGGGCGGCGCTGGTCGCTTGGCACCCCGCGTTACGCCGGTGTCGTTGCGACGGGAGAGGATGACGACGATCCGGACTGGTGAATACGATGCCAGGCCGTGGTCGTACCGGTGCTTCGGGTGCAACACCTGGGGCCACGGGTTCGCCACCGATTCGGGAGCACGCCGGGGATCCAACCAGCACCGGTGTGGACGCATCCAGTACAACGAGGTGAAAGCATGAGCTGGGTTGACGCAGTATACGACACCGTTCAGGACAAAGACGTACGGGAGACCCGTCTGGATCCCGGCCAGCGCGTCCACGTGGACTGGGCGGTGGTGACGAACAACGGACAGCAGCCGATCGATGTGGCCATCTGGGTGAACCCCCGGCAGCGACACGTCAAGGTGTGGGATCCGACCGGCAAGAACGGCGCGTCGATCGAGGCCAATTTCACCGGAGAAGACACGCACCTCGAACGCGGGTCGCTCGCGGTTGACCGGTTGACACCTCCGGCGTAACATGCGTGAACGGTGGGACGGTCGGGGCCAACCGGACTGTCTCACCGCCATCCGTGGCCCTTGCATCCCCCCGGTTGCCCGGGGGCCACGGGTGCACCGGGGAGACGTCCCCGGGGGTCGAGGGGGAGATGTGATCCCGCCAGACGGGATGTTCCTCCCCCTCGGCTCATGCATGTGGTACGGTAGGGATACACCAACCACATGGAGGTCCGTATGGATCACGCACGTCGTAGATCGCGCGTCGGGGCGGTGGCGCTGCTCATGGCGCTGGCGGCGCTGTTCGCGATGGACATCGACTGGATGGGCGCGAACGGTGACGGTGGCTGCGGGTGCGACGCGGCCATCACGTCGGCCATGATTCTGCTGGGGTGACCGATGCCAACCCCGCGTCCATACCCGCAACCCAGGCCCCGGCCGGATCCCGACCCGAGGCCACGTCCAGAACCGCACCCGAACCCCGAGGATTGACGGGCTCGGTTGTGACGGGTTAACGTCGATGAATTCCCCGTACCTGTACTGCCGGAATGGCTGCGGGCTTGGGTTGAACGAAGGGCCATCGGAAGGCAGAATGTCCCCAGGTGCCTGGGACGTGGCTGCCACCGGTGGCCCTTCCTCGTTTGTTGATCCGCACGTCTCCGACGTTGCGGGGCTGGCCCCATCCGTGTCACATTGAGCGTGATGGCAATGGATGGAGGACCACATGTACCGCCTGATCTCGTTCTTCTGGCGTCTGATCGTCGGTGATCCGTACGACGCAGCCAAGCATCGCACGGGAACCCTCGTGACCAATCTGGAACAGCGCCGAGGGTGGCGGTACAAGCGCCCGGAACACCGCTGGATGTCCTCCACCATGCTGTTGCGCAAGGTGCGCGAGCGTGATCTCCACACCACAACGCAGCCGTTGCGTTGGTGGCAGCAGGAAGAGCCACCGTCCGGACCCGTGTTCTACGCCATGTACCACGACCCCACCTTGGTGCAGATCCGTGCCGAGGTCGCGCAGATCGTGCGCTGGAACCAGGGCGACATGGCCGGGAGGATGGCGTGACGCCTGCTGACGTCTGCCCGTGGTGTGACGCGGCCGTGCCGTTGCAGGGGCAGCAATTCTACCATCACGTGAGGGTGATCAAGCAATTGGTTCTGTGGGACGACGAGAACGTAAACCCCGTCGGACCGTCCAGCATTGAGCGTTGCCCGGGGTCGGGGAGGTACCGCAATGACCGATGATCGGGAACGGCTCTGGAACGAATATCAGAACGTCGGTCAGACCGACGAGGGTACGGGGTTCCAAGAGATCGTGGCGTTCGACGCTGGCTGGCCACCCCGCAAACCGCACATCTCGCGGATGCCCGTCGTTGTCCCGTTGTCCGAGATGCAGATCGACGCGCTGGAATCAATCGCACGAGGTGAAACCGTCGAGGAATGGGAGAAAAGATGGCGACAGGAAACACACGGCACGTGGCCGCCGCAGGAGCCATCGTGACGTACGCCGCTGGTGCGGTGTGGGTGTGGCGTCGTTTGGGCTCGTACGGCGTTCTCAGCCGTCCGGTGCTGGCATTCATGGCTGCCGGATGGCCGGGCATCGCTACGGGTGTCGCGGTAACGTACGCGGTACACGTCGTCAAGGGGAGGTAATCATGGTCTGGGCGCTGGTGCTCATGTTGTGCGTCATGGTGGGGATCTGCATGCATCTGCTCGCGGCCCGTTCCGGGTTGCAGCAACGGGTGGCCGACGCCCAGACGGTGATCGCTGAACTGTGGGGTGCGGAGCGGACGCCGGGCGGTGTGGCCAAGGCGCATGCACGGTTGCGGATGTACTGCGCTCGGTGGGGTATGGTCATTACCGAGAACAACATCGTTGATAAGGAGAGCCAATGAGGGTAACGCTGGTCGGGTACACCCAGGCCCATTGGGGCAACATGGAAGACGAGACCAACGGTCAATGGAAAGCCGAGGGTGACGGTGACGCGGCCGACCTGGTCGAGTTCGCAGGCCGGCAGTGTTACGAGTCGTGGAATCGGCCGAACCCCGACACCGCTACCAACGTCGGGTACATCCGAAACCTGCTCACGCAACGGCACCTGTCGGTGCTGGAACACGGGTCTCTGTCGTTCCGGGTGTCGAACGCGTCACGGTCGCTGACACACGAACTGGTGCGCCACCGGCATTTCTCGTTCAGCCAGGTGTCACAGCGGTACGTGAACCCGGTCGACAGCCAGTACACCAGCCCCACGGGGTACGTGACACCCCCGCTGTTCGTCGGTGACCAGGTGGCCGAAAACCTGCTCACGCGGACGTGGATGGACGCGGTAACCGGGTACCGTGCGCTGCTGGTGCGCGCGGAACAGCGGTGTGAAGAAGAGGGGATCGTCGGGCACCGAGCCAAGAAGATGGCACGGGAAGCGGCACGTGCGGCGCTGCCGAACATGACTCCGACGTCCATCGTGGTGACGGCCAACCACCACGCCTGGCTGGATTTCTTCGCCAAGCGCGGTACCGTGGATGCCGATGCCGAGATCCGCATGTTGGCCGTGGAGATGTTCCGGCAATGCAAGAGGGCCGAACCCAACATCTACGACCGGTGGACAGTCGAGGTCGTGCAGGTTGGCCGGATGAACGTGGAGGTGATCGTGAATGTCTGACTCGGTCATCGAGATCGTACCCCAGGGCGAGGAAGAGCACCACAGCCGAGGCAAGTGGTGTCCGTGCGGTCCGATCGTGGAACCCGGAGAGACACCCACGGTCACGCACCGGTCCGTCACACCGGGAGACAACACGAAGCCGGTGCGCCGTGGGTGACGGGTACGAAGATGGG